TAATTTTCCATTTATCTAAGCTCTTATCCTCTAAAAGGGATTCCAGCGCCTGAATTTGAACATCCATAATTTGATTCCAGATATCCTGGGCAGATAAATGCCTTTGCAATTTTAATCTAATACAGCCTCGGTTAATTTTCATCTTTAAATTAATTTCGTTATACAAATATAATATTTATTATTATAATATGCAAATAAAATTCAGTGGTGTTATATAGGTATATCTATCTAACAAAGAACCCAGAATCTGTATGATCCTGGGCGCATGAGAAGTTTCACAGATTGTATATCTATTTAATCCTCCTCTTTCTTTGACTTCTTTTTCTTATCTTTATTCTTAGTTGAGGGTTTCTTTTCAACCTTTTCTTTCTTTGATACCTTCTTCTCTTTTGGCTCTACTTTTTTGGTATTATCTACAGTAGACTCCTTTACTAAGTTTTTAGCATAAGCTTTTCCTTCTACTTCGGCTTTTTCCTTAGACATAGTTTTAAGGAGAGTACGCATCTTCTGACGATATTTCTTTTTCTGATCGGAGGTCATCTCCTTGCCATCTACTGTTGGATAATCATAAATATTAGGGGTATTAGTAATCTTCCCCTTCTTTGGATGAACATTAGGCTTCTTACTCTTCCTTTTTTCACTTCTCTCAATTGCTTTCTCCTCATTGAGTTCACGAGCCTTTTTATTCCCAAGATTAATGATGTCAACCCAGGCCTGAATTTTCTTACCATGTTTTTTATGGTCTGTCCAATCCTTTTTAGGATCAAGATTGTTCTCTTCCATGTAGGCCAACATTTCCCTTTGTGCCTTACGTGCCTTACGAGCAGCCAAATCGTTTTTACTAATCTCTTTTGCCATTGTAGTTGAGTTGATTAAATGAGTTTTTGAATACCTTTACATGATTATAGTTTAGTCAAAGAGTTTTTGGTTTGCACTTCCTTTACCTCTGAGATGATTATTTCTCTCTTTTGTAAACTTGCCATTAGTTTAAGGTGAACAATTGCATCTTCCTGTGATATATTTGTATATACTATCCTGAACCTATCACTAGTATTCTTATCTTCAAAGGTTATAGTTATGATATTACCATTAGTCAAATCCTCTACTCTTTTCACTAAGGATTTTACCTTGCCCAATTTCAAGGTTCTATCCTTTATTAGGGATTGTTTCTTTCCAGGAGATAATCCAGGTATTGATAATCTAATATCTATATCCTGAATTAACTTGCTTAAATCCTTTATACGATAGATCAGCCCTTTTACTGATGAGTTAAATTGTCCCATTTCGGTTTTTGAATAGAAGTATCACTCCCTATTTTCTTGGCATATATTTCAACCAATCGCTCCGTTCTAGAGATAATATATTCCGCCATCATTCTATTTTCTTTGGAAAGATCTTTTTCCTCCTCTAGAAGTAGCTGGTATGATTGCAATTGATTACATAATGCCAAATATATAATACTATCGTCTTCTTGCATATACTTATACAAAAATGGGGAGGTTCACCCATGATATTTGGATGACCTCCCCGGCATGACTCAAAAACTGATGTCAGAATTGGTTATTCAGCATAATGCTTATTCCTCATCTTCATCATCCTCATCATCCACGATTTCCTCGGCTTCCTTGCCTTTCTTACCCATACCGGGCATCTTCGGAACAAGGTTCCCGTGTTCTTTCTTGGACTTAACCGATACGCCAGGGATGGTCTCATTCGAGACGGCAATTACCTTACCATCCTTATCGGTTACCACCGACGTAATGAGGACACCGAACTTACGTACGTTCATAGCAAAGGTCTTTACGACGTTTCCACCGCCCAGGTCGATTATATCGCACTGTTTGCTGTTGGGTCGCTGACCAGGTGCCCGGTTCTTGAGTCGCTCCTTCATGGCCTCACGTTTGGCCTTCTTCTCTTCTGCGGTTAATTCTTTCTTACCACCCTTCTTAGCTTCGGGTTTTGCTACAGCCTTTGCATCTGCTGCCTTTTTCTTAGTTGCCATATCTCTTTTAATTGGTTAATGGTTTTCTTTGAAAAGGGAACTTCAAGTTTATTGCCTATTATCACCTGTGAAGTTGAACTATATTGTAACTTGAAGTTCCCTCGGATTTAGTTATAGTCTTAACTAACTTTACTTTTTCTTTTTCTTAGTGTCCTTCTTGGAAGCGCCTTTGCCCTTCGGTAAAGTGATACCCAATTCTTTAGCCACCGCCTTACGGAGTTTCTCGACATCTTCCTCATCGAATTCATCGGGATCTGTTTCAAGTTCCTTATCGTCGCAGAGATCTTCAAGAGCTTCAAAATCCATCTCTGCCAAATCCTCTGGACTTACTTCATCTTCATCATCGGATTCATCTTCATCTTCATCATCGGATTCATCTTCTTCCTCCTCTTCATCTTCATCACTATCCTCGTCGGAATCGTCTTCATCATCACCTTCTTCCTCTTCATCCTCATCATCAGTATCTTCGGCTTCTCCACCAAAGATATCCTTGGCATCTTCAGCCGAAATAGGAGTCAGAAGTGCATAGGAACCGTCATCGTACTTGATGAGAATAACCCCATTAGAAAGAACCTTACGTTCTACTTCCTTTGCTGCTGCAACTTTTTTCTTTGCCATAATTTAATTAATTAAAGGTTGTTTAAAACTGTTTGATTGATTATAGTTTTGTAATAAACTTTTGAGTATATATCTCTTTATTTTCTTTGACTGCCATAGCTTTCAAGAATACGTTTTTATCTCTGATAGCCTCCAACTTTTGAGTGAATTCATTTTGATCTTTTACCTCAAAGGGTTCACCTTCTTGAGTAAAATTATCATCAACTGCCTTATCTGTTTCTGTATAATATTTTTTAATACCAACTATGAGCTTTATCCCATCCCAGGGATTTTCTGGCTCTTTCTTTTTTACTACCGTCATTTTGCTATTCCATTTTTATATGCAGTGTAATAGATTCTAGTATATCCTTCTTGTCCTATACCAGAATTCAAAGCAATATGAATATCCCTATAACCTTTTTTATATGCCCTGTAATCATGAGCAAAATGTTCAGGGTATATATAGTAATTCCCACATACCTTTCTGTTAGTTACCAAATAGGCATACCATCCAGTTTTGGTCTTCATAGGAAATTCTGACATTGGTACAAATCCCTGCATTAATAGTTCTTTGAGAATAAACTCTTCATTTAGGGATCTCCTTACTTGGGGCATATCCCCTAATCTTTGGGATACTGCTTTTCTATATTCATCCCAATGCCTTTTAGTCCATCGGATAGAACTTATTGGTGAGCGTTTAGTTATAGCTTTATATGCCATAGCTACTTTTATCTGGCCCCAATCCAAATCACTCTTCTTTATAAAGAGCTTTCTTTCTTTTAGACTCATTCTCTTTAGCCTTCGATAACTTAACAAGCTTTTCTGGAACAGCTTTGAGTAAAGTTCTATATTCTTTTGTTCCATAATTGAATTTTTCTACCAAGTCTACAAAGTATTTTTCTTTTTGTTGGGAACTTAATCTTTTCTTTTTAGAAAGTCTTTTACCAAGAGTTCTTTGAGCACTTGATTTAGAATTTCTATATGCCTCAGTAAGTAGTATTTTAGAAATTGGCTTTTTACGTTTTCCACCTATCAAAAGAGATTTACCTATTACAAATCCCTTTTCCAGAGCAGTCTTTCCTTTTATCCAGTGTACTGATTGTATATTTCCCCTACCATAGTAGGTCAAAAATCTTTTTCTAGCAGCCTTCAATGAATAAAATCCCTGCAATACCAAGGCAGGTTCACCCTTATAATTGTAGGACCATGGATACCATTTGTGAAGGTATACCTTTATATCCATCTCCCTTATAAACTTACCATGTCTTCTATGAAAATCGGCTCTTCTCTTTTTCTCTAAAAAGTAAGCCCTCACATCAGGTGGTAATGAATCTGGATCTATGGATCCATTAACTACTGTGGCTTCTTTAATACATTCTTTATATCTGTCTAGAAAACGTTTATCTCTTTGCCTATACTTATAGATTTTTATCTTACCCATAAGTACTTGTCTTAGCCACTTTTGCTTAAAATATATACTGGGATGATTTATTATTGCCGGTGGTACCCACGGTATACCAAGCTTATAACAGGATTCCTCAAAATCCTCATGACTATGAAAATGCCATATTCTGGGCATATTGATTAATCTTTCTTTTGTTTACGAAGTGCTGCCCTATACCATTGCTGAATTGACTTTTCTTTGGCATCGGGAAATTTCTTTTGAACTCTCCTGATAATACGATCTAATGGTAGTTCTTTGTATGTTAATTCGAATACATAAGACTTCTTAGTTCCTTTCCAGAGTCCATTATCATCTTTTTCTTTCTTGGGTTTTTTCGGTTTTTCCAACCCTTTAATCCTCTTAGTCTTCCTTTGCTTAGTTACAATATCCTCACCTATGAATCCTAAATTAAGTTGATAACTTCTCATCGGATCATCCTTAGCATATCCAGCTAATTCAAGTTGATTATCCATCCACTTGTCATATTCATCAATGAGAGAGTTATCTGGCTTGTTATTTGAGTGATGGATATATGAAGCTAATCCATTGTAGTCTGCTGAACAAGCATCTGGGAATGGCATACCAAGAGAAACTGCCCTTCTCTTCATATCCTTATAGGTCATATTTTCTAGACCACTTCCCATGACCTTGATCTTCTCTTTGTTAAGCTTCAATGGTCTTTTGTCTTTTTTCTTATTTTTGCGCATATTTACATAGGTATAAAATTAGTATTTATTTCTTTTATGCAAATATAAACATTATATTTTAAAATTACAAAACATCCATATAAAAATTCTAGGAGTTCGATTTAAGGTTTCTCTTCCTGTGTAATTTATAGGCTGTATCCAGAGTCTCACAAGTAAAATCCATGTTATTTATTGATTTGTAATTAATAGACTTCTGGATAACCTCCCTGTACTCTTTCCAGAATTTCAATCCCCCCTTACTATCAACCGTTTTTTCAAAGTATCTAGTAACTAAGAATCCAAATGTATCTGCAATTGTCTGACTTTCAAATATGTATATTCTTAGATCTGTTATTGCCTTTATAACTTTGTCATCTCTTTTTATGGGCATTACACCATATCCCTCTTCTGGAAAAAGTTCATCCGAAACTATAACGGTAAAATACCTTCTACCCGATGGACCATTTTTCCAATACTCGGTTATTAATTGTCTTATCTTAAAGTCTGGAATTCTGTGAAGATATGATAAATATACCTTATCTTTCTTGGTTGATCTTCTTTTATATGCAGTGGGAGCTTGTAATATCCTGGGCAATATTCTATAGTTATTCCACCTATCAAACTCAAGAATCAGAGCATAAAGGTCTTTATCCCACTTATTCTCTGATTCCCTCAGCCTTTTCATATTACTTATAATTCGAGGATTTGTAATAGATGTTAATAACCATGATGAATCACCAGAATGTATCTTTGCTTCTTCTTTTGATAACCTTTTTATCATGGCTCCGAATAAGTAATCCCTGAACCTTGGCTCTATGGGGGATTGAGGATTTACCAATGAAGGATGTAATTCAAAGTAATCAGAAAATAGTTTAAAGAATTTTTCTGCCCTGGCTTTTAATTCTAAATACTTATAGTGAGACATCTTTAGAATCTCCCCAGCTTCCCAAGTTGATAAGCCCTTACCTTGAATGAACATTAAGCTGTTTTTCTCTTGATCTGTCAAACAATCCCAAGCTAATTCCTGATGTCTTTGCATATCAATATTGTTTGTTCATTAAAATCTCTTCAGTACTACCATCTGGAATTTGTGATAAATCTACATCATAATCAGCAGAATACAATTTATATTCATCAGATTCATGATAGGCAGAGTATAATACATTTTCTCTGGGTACTTCTATTTCTAGACTACCATCCATTTCTGGGTATAACCTAACCAGCATCATCTTAGTATTAAGATTATTTTCTAATAATATTGCTGGAATCCCCTCAAATGGATATCCCCTAAGTATTACATAATCTCCAATAGCTACTCTTGTTATATCATCAGCTGAGAATACCTTATTTGCCTTTGACATCCTTTTGTACTTCTTTACATCTTCTCTGGTTATGGTAGCTACTACTGAATAATCATCGAAGTCCTCAGCATTATCTACTCTCAATCTTTTCCTTTTAGGTCTATAATCTAGTGACTTTAAGAATGAAAGTATTCCTGGTATATCCCTCTTGAGTTTATTTAAGTAATATCTATCAAAGGCTTTCTCTGGCTTCATTCTAATGAATCCATAATTGAATAGTAATGGTACATCTTCATACTCATTACTACCTTTACGAGATTTCTTTAATACACTAACGGTGGGGATAATTGCCTTCACATTTTTATACCCCCTATTCTTTAAGTCGGAGTTTATTCTCTTATAAAACTTCCTATCAAGCCTAAATATGCAGTATACGTAGGGGGTTTTCATATTACTTTAATAATTTACGTACATACTTATGTAAATCCACATAGTTTACTAATCTCTGTACTTCTTTGAACATATAAACAAAAACATGTATCTTCGGAGTGCTTATTTCCATTCTTGAAATCTCTGGAGATTGATTTTTCAGGAAAGAATCAACTTCTTTATTTACCATAAAAAAAGCTTCTCCTTTTGGCATAGAATTATACCTCATGATAAGTATTGGTATTTTCTTAGCCCTTTCTGCATCCCTATTAGCTTGAGTCCAAAAGCTATTTATTTTACAACTTTTAGTACCAAGTAGTAAATGCTCAAATTTTATATCCTGATAGCTCTTGCACTCAACAGACAAAGAAAATCTTTTTGCATGTCTTGGATCAGAACATACTACATCAGAAGATATATTATCTGCTTTTTTCCATCTTAACCCACCACTAGCGGGAGTTCTAGAGAATTCATATCCTGACCAATTTTGGAATGCTTTGCAAACAGATCTTTCAAATCGATTACCCTTGCTTTTACTGTTCTTTCTCATGACCTTATACCTTTATGACCAATAGTCATTATTGGTATTGTGAAAGGCCCCTCTCTCTGGTCACAGTAAGCACCCTGGCATTTGGTATTGGGAGTGATTCATGATGTGATATAAGATATAATGTTTTATCTTTGTATATTTTCCGTATTAGTCCTATCACTAAATCTATATATTCAGAGCTTAGGTTTTCAAATACCTCATCCAAGAATGATATATTTATACCCTTGGCCTTAGTCATAACCTCATTCATAGCAAAAGCCATAGCTAAATTTACTAATTGTCGCTGCCCTCCAGATAATTCCTCATAGGATACTTCTATACCATCCATTATGATTTTGGTATTAAAATCTTTTTTCACACCCTGTATATCCACATAAAACAATATACTGAATCCCAATACCTCAGAATATGAATCAAGTGTCTCATTCAATATATCCAATGAGCTTTCAAATAGGAATGCTTTTATTCCCCTATTTCCAAGAGGATCATCCATCACCCATTTATAATTATCTACCACTATCTTTTTCTCCTCCATCTGGTTTTCTATATCAGACAATTTATCAGTTAAGGTAGATAATTGTTCTTTATACTTCTTAATAAGGCATACATTAACACCAGCTTTTTTCTCTGATGATAGGTTTTTAATTTCAGCCTTTACATTGTCTATATCCCTTTGTGCCTTTTTAATTTCGTATTCTTTATCCTTTATATCTTCTAACTGATCACGATAGCCGGATATACTATCTGATAATTTAGAATATTCATCTTGAAACTTTTCTATATCCACGAATGCTTTCTTAACATACATTAGACGTTTCAAAGAGTTCTTAATATCACCTTTCTTTAATAACTTTATAATTATATTAATAAACTCTTCTAGAGATACCTTAGTTTTACTTCTGGCATCATTTATTCTATTAAGTAATTCCTTTTGAGAATCCTTTGCTTCTTGTATCTTTTGTTCAATTATGTTCTTCTTAGTTACTGTCTCCTTAAGCTCACTTGATTTTTTAGCCTTAGCTAGCATAGACAATTCCTTTTCAAGAGATCCTATCTTTGAGGAGATATCTGTTTTTATACGGTTTGCTTGTTTTTTTAAGTCATCAAGCATCCTTTGCACTGACTGTCTCTTTTCTTTGATTGAGTAATATTTCTGATTAATATCATTATACTCTTCTAACGATTTAGTGTAGTATCCCTTAGCAATCTCCCTTGCCTTAGAGATATACCCCAATTCGAACATCTCCTCAAATAAGTCTTTCTTATCGGATGGGGATTCTTGTATCAACCTTTTCATTCCCTGACCAAACATGATTGAGTTCATAAAAAGGTCATATGACATACCTAAATCAGCTACTATAAGTGCTTGTATATCATTCTTGTTCTTATCAGATACCTCTACAGCATCTATCTCATATATAAGTCTGTCTTTGCCTTTTGAACCATTAACTTCACCTTTATATTTAAGGCAACGGGTTATCTTATGAGTTTTCCCCTTCTTACTAAAATATACCTCTACTTTTGTGCCTTGATAATTCTTTGTTCTATACTTCTCCCAGGTATTTACATCTGACTTACCTTTTATATTCTTACCATATATTGCCCATACTAAAGCTGATAATATGGTTGTCTTCCCTTCTCCAGTAGCTCCCCTTATTATGGTTATTCCTCTTGATCCCAAATTTAGTTCCAAGTGGGGTATAGAACAAAAACCCTCTATGATGATATTACCAAACTGTATCATTCTGCCTCTTTTATTACCTTTAACAGAGTTGTCTTTTTTTCCTTATCCTTTATACCCTTTGCCTTCATGTACCTTCTTACCATGGATTTCTTAGAAAGTTCCCTAGTTATTTGAGGGGTATTTTCTACTTCCATAACTTTAGACTTACTAGCAATTACAGTATAATAATTACCATCATCCTTTATTTCATCATCCGATGATACATCTATGAATTTAGGGAAGCATTTGAATGGCTTGAATTCCATGGAAAAGTCTTCATATATCTTCCAATAACCAAGTTTACAATTACGATCAGTTCTTCTTTGTTGTAAAGGAGCTCCTATCATATATACCTTCTTTCCTAATCTCTGGGGTTTGTGTATATGACCAATCAATACTAATTTGAACTTAGAGAGTAAATTCACATTCAGATTCTCTACTGTTCCAACTTCGGTGTTATCTGTATCTTTAGCTCCTGGATAGTCGGTATGTAACAATAATATAGTTGGCTTTAACATAGCCTCCTTCAATTCAGCTTTTATCAAACCATCCAATCCCTTATTATGATCAAGATATGGAATACCTACTACTCTAAACTTACCAAAGTCATGGTATGAAAAATCTATGTTGTGTAGAAACGAATACCTACTACATAGATTTGCCCAATGTGAAGGAGAACGGTGTTCTATGGTATTAGCTTTTGGCATACAATGATTCCCAGATATACCATATATGTTAAATTCTTCACATCTATTTAGTTCTTCGAACTTATCTATAATAATTTCATCCAGTGAAGTACTTATAAATTCTGGACGGTGCATAAAATCCCCGCAAAAGAATGCCGGACATTTATACTTAATACATAAGTCTTTAATCAAATAGAGGACCCTTATATGATTCAGGGTCCTCTTGTTATTCTCATTGAACTTAGAATATTCTCCCAAGTGCAAATCAGAGAATGCTATTCCTATTACCTCCATAACTGAAGAAACTTCATAATTAGATACTCTCTTTTTTTGTGATTCATCTCATCCAGTATAAGAACTCTTACCTTATAACCCATTATATCCATTTTTCCTGTATTTGGAACTCCATTACATAGCTGATATAATTTTGAATCTGGTTTATATCCCCATATCTTTAATAATCCATACATTATTTGAGATACTTGATATTGGTAGTACTTTGATAATACTCTCTTACCATTATCCTCTGTTACCCACTCATTAAAGAATTTCTCTGAAAATGGTATGAATATTAAATGTGTACACTGTTGACCTAATAACATTTTACATAGATTAACAGCATGATCTAAATCACATTCCTCAATCCTATGTGATAACTTATTGATGAAATATGCTGCAGAATCAAAGTATGATCTATCTGTTACAAAGTTATCCTCCATTCTGAAAGCTTTGTTACGTAGATTCAATACTTGCATATCTTGCATAAATACTGTTTTTGCATCTTGCTGTATCATATCAGCATGAGGCATATCTTTTGTTTCTGGTACTAAATCAGAATATGACCCAGATATGAATGGTATATTCAATAATTCGGCTATTTCCTTAGCTATAGTAGTTTTTCCTACTCCAGAAACACCAGTGAACATAATTTGATACTTATCGTGATACATAAGTCTGTAGTTTTTTAAAAGGTTCTAAAAAATCTGGTATCTTGAAAGACCTTAGGTTAAACTTATCTAATACCATGAATAACCTGTCTTTCCTTATATTATTAGTACATCCTTTTACCCAAGGGACTTTCTTTATTGGATACAGATTCAAAGCAGATCTCAAGTCTATTAAAGGTTTATTCTTTTTGTATAGTTCTTCTAGTTGATCTCTTTCTATCCCTTTGAATTCTGCTCTTTTGGTATTAATGAAGTATTCTATACTACCAAACTGATCGAGAAATGATCTAGTTTTTACTTCTCCCATACCATAATAACCTGGTATATCATCAGACTTATCACCATTCAATACCAAGTAGTCAACACATTCTTCTGCCGAATATCCCATTATCTCCTTACAAGTCTGATGATGTATCAGAGTTTCCTTACTTGGGTTAAATATTTTTACTTTCTTATCCAACAATTGACAGAAGTCTTTATCTGATGATATTATCAATGACTTGCCTTTATGGTTTATTACCAACCAAGCAATATAATCATCTGATTCATGTCCCAACCCATTATTATCTATTATCATTTGAACTCCCAGTAATCTAAGAATCCTTCTCAACAAAGATAACTGTTTATTGAAGTCTTCATAATCCATACTTACCTTACTTCGGTGAGCTTTATAACCCTCCAATAAGTCATTACGGAAGTTTGATGATTTACTTTTATTAGTATCAAATGTAATTACCACATGACTTGGCTTAAACCTTACAAGGTATGAACCTAATATTCTTAAGAATCCATATACTAATCCTGTTCCAGCTCCATTATTAGCTTTAAGATTCTTAAACTTATGGTATGAACGGTGAGCAAGATTACTACCGTCCACTACCATAAGCATTCTTGGCTTCCTACCCCTCGTCCGGAATGAATTCATCTTCTTCTGCATCATCTGATTCTATTTGAGATTCATAGTCTAAATCTTCATCAACAGGGAACATATTTCGTGTAATCTTCTTCAGCTTACGCTTAGTAGTTCCTATGGTGTTTATTCCTGCTGCCTTAAGAAGTTTCTTTCGAAGGTCTGCATCCTCTTCAATCAATCTATGGAAAGCATCCTCACCACGGCATAACTTATTCCCCTCGAACATATAAGTACCACCACTCAGCTTTTCAATTACACCAGCATCCTCTAATGACTCTTCTAACCAGAAATATCTGTCAAATCCTACTTCATGGTACTTTGGATTGAAGTAAATCGGGGCTTTGGATATAGTTTCTCTTGGGGGAGATACCTTGTTCTTTTTCATTTGAACAGTCACATACTTACCTGCTCGTCTTTCCTTACCTTTATACTTAATCTTTAGAGTCTTACCTGAAAAGAAAGCCAACCTGATTGAAGCATAAAACTTAAGAGCTGCACCTCCGGGAGTAGTATTAGTATCTTGACCAAACCCTGCTCCAAGTTTACTACGTAACTGATTTATACATACCATGGTTACTCCCAACCGATAAAACAATTCATTCCTTATTCGGAACATCTTGTATATCTGCTTTGCTCGGTTACCCATTTCTGCTTTACCATCAGCCATCTTTGCATCTATAGCTTCTATTGAATCAAGGGCAGCTATTGAATCTATCACAACTATAATAGGTTCATTATTCACTAACTTTGATCTCCAATATATTGCTAAATCTGCTATTGCATCAGATATGGTTTCTATACGAGTATCATTTAATACTGTAACTCTTTCGGGATCCAATCCATTCTCTTCTGCCCATGAATTCATCCAGGCTTGTTCTGCATCTACCCAAATTACATGACCACCTAGTTGCTGAGTAGCATATGCAAAGTTATAGGCTATTAAAGATTTACCCGAAGATTCCTCTCCCATTATTTCTATTATCTTCCCGAATGGTACACCACCACCCATCTGATAGTTGAGAGCAAAGAATGTTGATGGAATCCATAACCCATGATGATTTATAGTACTAGCCTTAAATTGTAGGGATGATCCATACTTCTTTAATATCTCATTCTGTGTTGGTACCTTAAATTTTCTGCCTCCGGATTTCTTTGAGGCTTTTACATTTCTTGCCATACTTATTTAGTATTAGATAAAAAGAGTGGAGTATAATAAACTATACCCCACTCCGAATTTAGGTATATATCTAGAGATTTTAGATATCACCTTTATATTTCTTCTTTTTATCGGCTAGACCCTTTCTTTTATTGCCTGATTTTTTAGGGGCCATCATTTCATCTATATCACTGTCTTCATCGCTCTCATTGAGGAATGCAGCTAACTTCTCTTCCAATTTGTCATATGGAAGGATACTTGCTCTTACGGCTTTCTCAAGATCTACGTCCTCTCGATACTTCTTATCCAATTTGGATTTCTGACATGGGGATACAGAATAGCTAGTATCCATCTTACCAGAACCAGTTCTGGTAATTTTAATATCGTATCCCTCTATTGGATCAGTCATATCACCCCAATCCTCTTCATCCAGATACAAGTCAATGATATCCTGATATACCGAACGTGGTACCATCATAGGTTTATCTATCTTATCGGGATCTACTTCTTTTCCCTTGGTATCTTTATAAGCTATAACCCCTAAGATATACCTTCTTCTTGGTACTAACTTTGATGCAAGTGCTTTATCATCTGGATCATCCGAATTCTTAAGTTCCTGGAATTTCTCCATGAAAGGACATGGTTCATCGAATGTTGCCGGGGATATAATACCACCATCCTTTGGACCAAGGTAGAATTGAATAACTTCTATACCAAGTTCCTCATCAGCACCACGCGATTTAATACGTACTCGTATTGTCCCTTCTTTGGGATATATCATCCCTCCACCTCCACCTCGCTTTTCTAAATCCTTCTTTCTAGCGAGCATTTTCTCTCTAGTAGTCATTACACTACTTGAACTCTTTTTAGTTTTCTCTTTCATAGCTTTATTTATTGGTTTCTATATAAAGTATCTCATTCAAAGATAGTATAGTTGTTACCTGATCAGGAAGGTCTAATACATCTAATTCTTTACCAGCATACAGACCATAAGTTACTACTGAACCTACCTGAAGACCTTGATAATCTACCTCTTGTTCTTTGGTAATATACCCAACCTGAATCACTACTCCTTTACGTGGTACTGTATCCTTATCATGATCCTGTGGAATATAAAGACCACTCTGAGTTTTAGTTTCAGAAGTTACCTTTGGAGATACAATCAATACCCTTCCACCTGTGGGTGTTCCTACACCCTTCAGTTTTTCATTTAACCATTTTGCCTCTTCTACTGAAAGAAGGTTCAATTCTACTTTTGACATAATTACTGTTGTTTACGTAAGTTAGCTGATACAGTTCTCAATATGTTTTCCCTTGACTCATAAGCTTTGCAAATACTTATAAACTTATTAGCATTATATTCTGCCTTCATATACCTTTTCAAGGCTCCTTGGTATGCCTTATTATTCTCGGCTTTGTGAGCAGCAGCATCATTGTTTACATTACCAGATTCTTTATAATAAAGCCATGCCTTACTATATGCTTGGTCTTTCGCCTTTTCAAGTTTATCCCTTTTATATATAAGCCTATCCCTTACCATTACCAATAAAGCGTAATTGGATGGACTTCTACGTAAAGACTGATTGACCAGGTTCTCATCAATCATGAGTTCCTGGTCTAAATCAATCTCATAAGTCTTACCCTGAAACAGAATCTTCAGTGTATTCTTCTTGATCTGAGATAGACGTACTATCTTTTGCTTTTTTTCCATACAACACCTCGTTCATTGAAGTATTTATACATGGTCATAATACCTATGTTATATTTGGCCTTTATTTTAGTATTTGTCATTCCATTCTCATAATCTCTTATCATTTCATTTATAGACTCCTCACTCAACTTAAGGTTTGGTATATTGAATCTACCATCTTTAATACACTGTTGAGTATTCTCTTTATGAGTACACCAGTATAAATTCTCTACTCTATTATTTTCCCGATTATTATCTTTATGTCCTACACATGGTTTATTATGAGGATTAGGAATATAAGTTTCAGCTACTAACCTATGTATATTGAAAGTGTATTTGATACCATAGTTGTCTCTTAAACTTACTATTAGATAGCCATTGTTTTTCTTTCTTTTAGCCATCTTTTTCCAGGTAACTTTATCCTTGTACTTAGAATATACATCACCTTCTCTGGTAATATGGTAACAATCAAAGTAAAGTATATTAGCTTTCATATATCCTCTTTCTAAACTCTCTTTTATTCCTCTCTATTTCCTCAGGATATAGTTTAGGATAATCTTCAATCTCTATACCCTTAAACTTACGGTGTTCTTCCAAATATTTTTCTGGGTCGAAATCAGGCTCTAACATTTTCCTATAATCATATCCCGGAATAAAAGGTAATTCTTCTGCCATTGAACGACCAATAACGAAATCCATTGACATATTCACGTCGTCTATCTGGAAGTTGAAGTATTCCTTAGTATTTGGGTTACGGCAAGTTTCCCATATCTCATGTACTACCCAAGTATTTATATATTCTGGTCTAACCAAGTAATAGGTAGCATCATGAACATTGCAGGTTTCTTGCATAAATGGCAACTTACCTTGCCTCATCTTCCAGTAGTTTAAAATTGAAGCGAATAAGTTCATATCAGATGCAGCTGATTGACATGGCATGTTAACTGATAATCTTACTGCGTATGCTGCCTCTTGTTCATTATCAGAATATACTTGGGGTAATCTTCTCTTCCTACCAAACAGAGATTTAATATACCCATGTTTAATCAATACCTTCTCTTGGTTAATCATGAACTTCTTTATCTTAGGATGTTCATGGAAGAATTCATCTAGCTGTTGTTGAGCTTCATCTGGTGTTACAATAATACCAGCTTTTGGATCTGATAGTTTAACTGCAAGTAGCTTCTTTTGAATACCGTAGATAATACCAAAACAAATCTGCTTTGCTTGTTTTCTCCTATTTTTCCAAAGCTTATAATCTGGATGTTGTTCATCACTGTAAGCTTTATATGCTTCCTCATATGATACCCCGTACTTCTTTGCTGCAATAGCAAGGTGAGGATCTTGACCTTTTGCAAAAGCCTCGAGATACGTTTCATCCCCAGAAAGGTGAGCCATGATTCTCAACTCTGCTTGAGAGTAGTCGAGTGCCATATATAACTTCCCCTTTGGGGCTACTAACTGCTTCTTTATATTTGGGTCTACAGAAGTTTTTGGTATTTGTTGTAAGTTTGGTTCTTGAGATGATAATCTACCACTTGTTGTTCCGTGTATCAAAAATCTACCATGTAATTTACTATCATCCTGTACTTTATCATGCCACCCTTCTATATATGTAGTGTACATCTTCTTCAATCCTCTTAAACTAAGAAGATTATCCAAGAATATTGCTTTATGACTTTCGGGATTTTTAATTGACAACCGGAGCTCTACCAATGTATCCTCATCCGTACTTGGCTTATCAGTATCACGATTTGTATTCTTATCCTTTGTATATTTTATAATGGGAAATTTAAATCCCTTTTCGGAGTATAACAACATTGGCAAGTCAATTGGACTACCAAGATTTATTTCTCTAGTTAATTCCAATTCCTTTTTAGTTGTAAATACACCAGCCCTGATATTAGATATCTTTTTTTCCCTGCTTGCTATCTTCCTGGCATCTTTTGGATCATTGTAGTCAAGATCCTCAAGTTCTCTTTCTATTGTAGAAATGTATTTGCTTATTCTTTCTTGGACAAGCCATCTAGAAAATCTTTTTACTCGAGGAATATTCAAGCAATTAGAAGTTGCTTGATCAATCTTTGGTTTATAGGATTCAAACAATTCCTGATTAAACTTCCTATCAAGATATAAACCAGTTTTTTCTGCATGCTGCAACACTCTTGAAGCAGGCATTATCAGATGCCTTAATAATGGATACATACCTATTTCTATCAGCTTGTTCTCAAAGAACATGGATAATCGTAAGGTATAATCGGTATCTTGACATCCATATTTGCAAAGTTGTTCTAATGGCTTTTTATCCCATGGTATCTTATCAAATTTATCTGCCTTCTCATAATCCCCATGTTCTGGTAAATACCTACGAACCATTGATTTAAGATCATTTGGTCTCTCTTCATTTAAGAGATACTTCATTAACATACCATCAAGTACTGTACCTCTTACATATATCCCATACAACTCAAATATCTGAAGATCAAATTTCAGATTCCAACCCACTTTGGTTACTTTTGGATTCTCAATTACTTTTCTACCAAAGTATAATAACCATTTTTTCCAATGGGGGTTATTATATTCATGATGACACAATGGGATTGATACCCCAGAACCAACTTGAAATGTTACAGATAAAATTGTTGGTCTAAATGTTTTGTTATATATGCCATCACCATTAGTCTCATAATCCACAGAGGCTACTCCTGTCTTCAAACAAGCTTTCACAAGTTTCTTAACTTGTGAAAAACTCTTTATTATGGCATATCTAGAATCCATCTTTAATATTATTAAATATTTGCAGTATTCAATAGTTATTTAGTAAACCATAACTCGGTTGAGATTCTTTAGCTTATTAGACAACAAGACAGTATACCATAAAAAGTATACTGTCAATAACCTACCTTAATATCTGAAAATCTTCAATATTGTTCTTATAGGTTTTATGAGTATTCACCAATATATTACCATGCAATCCAGGATATTTCTTAGGTATTAAGTAATCTTCTCCGTATATGTCCTCTAATACTCCATGATAAATATTTGGTACTCTTAATTCTCTGTCCTCGAATGTTAAGAATACATCTGGATATTGATTCTTGTAAAAATCTATATTCTTTATAATATTGTTATGTTCTGGAAAAGCTAATGTTGCCCAACAATTCTCATTAGTATTGTTATACCTCCTCCTATTCTTTTCATAAATGTTTTTAAGGTAATCTATTCTTTCCCTTTCAATGGGTATATTAGCAAATTTCCAGCTCCTATTCTTTAAAAAGAAGAGTTCTAGTTTAATTAATTGCAATTCATATAAGAATCTTTCCCTTTTCCCCTTATCTTCTGGAACTCTGTCTAATGGGAATATGTCCAAGAATATACCTTGATTGAAATCCCAATTATCTTCTAAATCCTTTTCCAGTATAGCTGTAGTATCACTCCTTCTTATTTTAGCATGTTGATAAATAGAACTGTCTGTATCTGTAGTCTGTAAGAAGTATGGGTATTCTAAGTTTTCTTTACAGTAAGATATGAACTTATCATACTCATCTCTGAACATTACTAAATCTATATCATCATCCCAGGGTATAAATCCTTTATGTCGTACTGCTCCTAGTAATGTACCTGCATCAAGATAATATTTTACTCCTATCTTATCGCATATACTAACTACTAAATCTAACATATCAAGTTCTATATCCCATACCTCTCTTCTGAGATTACTTATTAGATGACCGTTATAACTATGATTGCTTCTGTAATCCATATTATTCATTATTGTATAATAATCTTACCACATCTATATCTTCTTGGAAAGTTACCTTGAAATTTAACCTATTCCCCATTACATAATTCACTAAACCATGATTATCCTCGTATAAATCAGAGGCAGTTTGATATTTTATTGCTTTATCTCCCACCTTCTTATAACATTCATAGAATTTATAAAATGGGAATACCATTGGAGTTTGAAGCCTTATATATTTCTTATTGGCATATATGGGATTTTCTGAATCTAATCTTAGTGTACCGGTTGCTGGAATATAAGGTACATAAGCAGTTCCATTGAATCTACAATTGTTAATCATGAATGTTAGTAAATTTTCATCAAAACCAACTCTTACACCATCATGGAAAGTAACTGTATTTGGCCAAAATGATTCATCATCTGTTAACAGACTTTCAAAACCTAATATCCTGGATTGTTGTGCAGTATTACCACCTGGTATTACCGTTATTAATCTACCCAATTTACCAGTATAGTTATGGGATATTCTATTATTTACCCACTCTACATATTCTGGATTCACAACAAGAACTATCTTATAATAGCATCCAGTACGTATAAATTTATCCAGGGGTATTTCAAATAGATATTTATCTTTTGATACTTTTAAGAATTGTTTAGGTACTTCTTTATTTGTTCTTGTACCCTTTCCAGCCATTGTAATTATAGCATTATTCATAATAAGATAAGTATTTGATATTATGTACTCGGAGCGGGAGTTGAACCCGCACGGTCATTACTGACCACAGGATTTTAAGTCCGGCGTGTCTACCGATTCCACCATCCGAGCTTTTACTAATATGTACGGGAGACAGGATTCGAACCTGCGACCCCTTGCTCCCAAAGCAAGTACACTAACCTGACTGTGCTACTCCCGTAATTGGTACCAGCCTGTATCACTACTGTCTAGTACCTTCGAATTTACCAGGACTTTAGTCCTAGTCCACGCGTAAAATAAGAAAATCTACTGTGGGCCCAGAGGGGCTTGAACCCCCGACCTTCGGATTATGAGTCCGCTGCTCTAACCAACTGAGCTATGGGCCCAAATATGGGTAATGGTAATTTCTTTACTACTAATCTCAATCAGAAAAGACAAACCATTCAAATCATACCATTACCCATGAGGTTATCTCAATTCAGTTTGGATTGATGTCTTAAGCTTCACCCAATCTTTCTTGTAGCTATGCAAACTATCAATAGTATGATATAAATATCCTGGCTTAATTCCAACTTCACTAGCTACATATTCCATTAGTCTCCATGCCAAATATACATCGTTTCCGAAATGAGTTACAAAATCAGATGACCTTTGATGATAGCAAATATTTAATTGCTTTTCCCCTCGTGCATTCTCCCTTATAAGGAAGTCATAATACATAGAACATGGAATTCTATGTTCACCCCCTAAATAGTTTGAATCACAATCTTCATTGAAACCATCCTCACCGTATATATTTAATATGGCTTTTCTTGTATCACTGTCTATTTTTAACAATTCTATTATGGCTTCAAGTTTAGTAAATGCTTTTCCTTTGAATGAAACCAATTTATTCATACGTTCTGAATAGGTATAATCAAATATATCATTTACTAAAAACTCTTCCCATATATCTCTGCGTAATTCCCAAGCTTTACCAGGATTTTCCATTTTTCCGCTTATTCTCTCCTTAAATTCGGCATCTGCCCAATCCTTAGATTTAGTGAATACAAATAATGGAGCTGGATCTTCCATGTGTGTTAAACAATATTGTTCACAAATAAGCTCCTTAGTTATAAATTCATCTTTACCTTCTATTATCTTATTTTGGTAAGTTTTAGGTTTTACCTCTGTACCCATTTCATAAAGATTCCGAGCAGTCTCTGACATTAACTCGTATGGATTTGAATATATTCTCATGGTTATAAATTTTTATTTGTTTGCAATTATATAGACTTCCATATCTTAGAAAGGTAGCCAATCTTCATTATCCAATATACAGTCTTTTGCTAAAGTTTTAGGATATTTGAATAATTCTGGTCTCAATACTTTCAAAGCTCTCTTATGTACCTTATACTTTATCTTTTCTGGATCTACTTTAAGTAAATACTTCAACCTATCATACCAATTACTATCATATATACCAAGCTTATCACTAAGCTTTAATAGATCCTCATGAGCATGATACATTAATAATACTGTATCATCATTGAATATCTGACTAAAATGTATTGATACTTGGAATTTATTTCCTACAAATAAGTATTCACCAATCCTTTGAATAAGGAATAGATCACATATCAATCTTTTGGTTACTTCTGAAGCTCTCATAAATACAGTGATCATTGGGCAATCCATCCCAGCTTTCTTCGATACTGTCAATGATAATAAGCAATTCTTTCCATGTGCATGCTTATTATCAAACTGATATCCTATATTGAATATTTTTCTAGAACTCAATGATCTAATTACCTCTTGTCTTAGATCAACCATCGAATTCTTATCAATATAGTTAGCTACCAAAGACTTCCATTTAGCAAATGTATAATTGAAATGCCTACCAAAATCAAATTCTGGATCTACTAGAGGTTCTTTTATATAAATAACTAAATCATTTATATATTGAGCTTTACCAATTCTTTCAATATCTAAACCAGGAATATTGAATAAGAATAACCTGTTAAGTCCCTCCCAAGCTTTCATGCTATTTCGGAACACTAACAGGTTATTCTTTACTTTTAACTTACTCATCAGCTTCAGCTATTGGTTCATTATCATCCATATCATCTTCCTCGGGTGAAGAGAATGATATCAATTTTTTCTTTCTCTTCTCTGTATTTTCCTCCAACTTTAGTTTAAGGCCATACTTCTCGGTAAACTTAAGATAGGTCTTTTTAATCATGTTACGCTTTAGAATTGACGGACATACTTCTGGTAATGGAATTCCATCCCAATCTCCAATTTCTAAATCTGAAGCTAACATTGATTTCTGCTTATATCCCAAATCTTTCCTAAGTACCTTGAAAGCTCTAAAACTATTTCCATAGGTCTTATAACTAGCCTCATCACTAGTCATTAATTTCTTCAATGATTTACGTATCTTTTTCCTACGAGCCTCATCATTACAATTTTCTTTCAAGAACTCTTTTAAGTCCTTTATGTTCTGATATAAGAGTATGGTAGTATCATTTGCCCAAGCTGCCTTGATCACTAGCTTGAGTGAAAAATTATCATGACCATAAATGTATTGACCCATACGACAGAACAGCAACATATCTATTGGCAACCTTGTAACTACTTCTGATGAGCGTATGATTACTGTCACCTCTGGGTTATCAACTCCTATCTTACGAGAGAATATACCTCCAACTAAGCATCCTTTTCCATTACCATTATTATCTGCAAAATGGAAACCTATGTGATAATTCCTATTTACAGTCTTATTCTCTTCAAGCTTCCTTATCATCAACTTTGCCTGATCAAGGATATCAAGGTCAAGGTAATTTGTTATCAACCCAGTCCACTTAGTAATGGTATATCCAAACAATTTACCAAAATCGAATCCTGGATCAAACTTAGCTTCTGATATCTCTACTACTAAATCATAAGTAAACAGTGAATCTGTTAAGTTATATCCAACACCATCACCAAACCATTCTGGTTTCTTAACCAGAAAGTTTTCAATGATTTGTTCCCAAGCCTCTACTGGCTTATTACTCTTTACTACATTCATACTAATATTTTGACTCTTGCCTAAATTTATTCACATGGTTCTTTTTGAAGTAAATGTAGAATACCTCCTTTGAATCCATACCTATCCATCCCAAGTATCCACAAAAATATATGAAAGCTTTCACCAACTCAGCCTGATACTTTAACTCTTGTGTCATTACCTGAGATTGCTTCCATGGTTTATTCTTTAAAAAGTTACGAGCTATATTAAGATGGTGTGTTATCTTCCACAGGATGTATGGGTATTGTATTTCATAATCCTCATAATTATACATCCTACCACCAACTAGTAAGCTAGTGTTATATTCTGGGAAAGATTCACTATCTTTATTCTCATACCACTTTAAGAGATCTATCTTTTGATGATTAAGTGTAACATCAATATTACCCTCATCCATCAACCATTTCACTCCCATATTTTGAGCAGTATATAATACATCACCTCTCATTTCATTGAAACTATCAATTTCAATCTTATTTAAGTGATTATCCTTAGCATACTTCTCCATATATGACATTATATCATCTGGACCTATATTTGCATATATGAGCAACTCTACAAAGAAATGTATTGCATCTGCATTCTCCTCATTGGCATTTTGAAGGTTGTTCAACAATTCAATGTAAATTGAGTCTTCACAATTACCATTTGCTAACTTCCAATGATTCTTATTCATACTTTCACTTATGGCTTGGAATGATTCATATCCCTCGGATAATTCCTCTATCACTCTAGCAGTGAAGTCCTTCAGTAGTGTTTGTGAAGCTTTTGTATTGATGTCTATCGGATATTGTGGTAATCCCTCTATGCCTATATAACCAGCTAATAGGTTCTTTTGCATAGAGTATATCTCTTCCAAATACTTATCACCTTGTATGATACTAGGTTCCTGAATTATATCCCTCGAATCCATCTTCTCATTTGTTATCGTGTGCACCGAATCCCTTGTCTCCTCTTGTTCCCCAATCCTTTGCTTTCTCTTCATACTCCTCATTGGTAATCTCTACTGGATTTGAAAGTATGATGGGAACATGTATGAATTGCATTATCTTTTTATCCTGTTGAAGAGGTATCCATACCTCTTCAGGTGAATGGTTTTGTATACCTATGTGCATCTCACCAGTATAAGGACTATCCACAATTTCTGCAGTGAATGTTAATCCATCTTTGGTAGCAACCCCAGACTTATTTGCTGCCATTAACATGGATTCTTTTGGGTTAATCAATACCTTTATTCCTGATGGGATAAGCAATCTTCCATGAGGTTTAATGATTACATAAAGATCATCTGTTCCAATACCATTGAACTTGATATAACCTTTACTATACATTTTACGATTGATACCAACCATATCACGTGAATCTTTCTCCCCTACTATAAGTATATCCTTTTCTGATAACTTAGGTACATAAAAATCTAAACCTGCATCACCCTCATTTGCTCGGTTGGGTGATTTAACATCCCGAATCTTTGTGAACTCTAATTGAATCATGTTATTTACTGTTAAATTTACGATATAAATCTCTTACTTCTTTACGGGATAATTCGAATTTATTCTGAAGCTTATCTAGTATTTCTCTCTTACTAAGTTTATCCCTTACTAACTTTCTGTAATACTTCTTGCAACCTGCCATATCAATCAGTGGTTCCAAATCCTTAAACTGAGTATCTGCTTCCAACTCCTTACGGGTTTTACCAATGAGAGCTGTGAACTTGATACAACATAGTTCTGAATCCCCACACATCTTACATTCCTTGGTTGAAAGGTCATAATGCTTACCAAAACATGGATCTCCATTTGTTCCCAACTTAGAGATATCCATGGGTTCAAGGATATCACCAGTTTCTAGTTCTTCCCTGGCATCTTTAAGTTTGTCTTTCTTTTTCTTAGCCATATATTTGAGTATTTTGATATCGTTCAGTAGTTAATAGGTTTTTTGGTTTCATTGATGTAGAATAGTATATGTACTAACTTTCAGGCAATCCCTTATGCGTGCGTGTGTGCGCATTATTAAGCTTTAGCTTAAATACTTACTAAAGTAAATATAGAAAGTATAAGTTTATATAGCTTTAGCTATATAAACCTCTATTAGTATTTAGTATACTAAATACTAATAGAGATATACAGGTAAGTATATACGCATACGCGTGCGTATTATCCTTCCACCTTGATTACCCTTAGATTTTCTTTCTGATAATACATTCTTCTATGATTGGCATGCCTTTTAAGATAATGACCGGGAAATTGAAGGTCATCTAAATAAGCTTTCTTTTTATTCATGTGAGTTCTTGCAAGACGTCCCAATATCTGTATTGATTTTTCATTAGAATCCATTGATGCAGTATTCTGAAGATATTTCAATTCAGGGAAATTTTGACCTCTAGAAATGATTGTAGTAGCAATTAGCACATCAATTCTCCCTTCCCTGAAATCTTGTAGAATTTTATCACGCCCTTTTGTCTTGTGATGTACATATTGTATACTGTAATTATTTCCAAGATGTTTAACGTAATACTTGTAAAGATTTTCACAATGATCTATGAACTTACATACAATAAGAGCTGGCAACCTTTTTCTCTTCAGATTGTATTTGGTACGATCAAGAGAAAATTTCCAAGCTTCTTTATTATCAGATATCACTTCTTTGTATTCTGTTGGATAATCAACTTCTTTAGAATACTTGAATGGAGCATATACCAATTTACAAGTAATGGGAGTAGAATATCCTTTCTCTATCATATCAACAAGTTTAACTTGGTTAACTTTATCACCGATGAAAGACATGATATTCAAGTTATGTATCAATTTTTTCTTTTGATCACTCATGTAAATTGTACCACTCAATCCTATCCTTATTCTAGAATTGTATAAGTGTTGTATTACAGTTTTATAAGTTTTGTTATCTATGACATCAGCCTCATCAATGAGTACCATATCAATTTCTGATAGGAATCTTTGGTACTTTTTTATATTAGAGGATAATGATTGAACCATGCACACATTGAAATTACCCCAGTTATTGCATTTACTTCCCTGAATGAATGATATGTTTTCACCTAGTAACAACTCTGGGATTTCTTTTTTGAATTGCTTAAACAAATCTGCACTGTTTAATAACAATACAGTTTTCAACTCCCTATTAAAGGCTTGATGTAACCCACAAAATATAAGGGTCTTACCAAAATTAACTGCTAAGTCAGATGCACAAATAAGGAATGGAATATTCCCTACACGGTTATTTAATATCTTTTCTAGAGCTTCTTTTTGTACTTCCCGTAGATTTTTATCTCCCAGTACATCTGGAATTACTGGTTTAATTCCTAACGGTGGTCTATTATCTATAATTTTTACTTTTTGTCCCATTTTACAGCATTCATTATAAACCCTATTTAATAGGCCTATCTTGAATTGACCATAATCTGAGATATACTTTACATAACCATCCCAATTTTTTGCCCTACTATACATCATTATATGCCAAGCATCAGGATGCTTGATCCTGAAAGCCTCATATAATTTGTTTGTGAATTTAGCTGGGCCAGAAATCTCACAAACATTACAGTTCTTGATAGTTATAGTTATCATATTCTTATATCAAATATCCAACAAATAATACCTAATATCAAACCAATTATTATAGCTACTATGTATAACACAAATAATGGTTTAGCTGCTTCTACCATCGGATCATACCTTTTCATATCTTATCTTTTAAAGGCATCCCAATCTACATGTTCTGATTTAGGTCGGGATACAATATTAAATTTAGCCATATAATTAATTACTCTTTGACGGGCCTTATCATTTGATAGATCTTCTATCTTAGGTATACCATTACAGAATTCAAGAGCATAGAATTGGGCTTGAACAAAAGTTTCATAGTCAACCCCTATTTCATCTGCAAGTTTCCTTGCCCTTACAAACCATACATATTCTTGTGGATTCTTATCATAAGTATTACTGATACCTATTCTGTCAAGAATTTCTTTAGTATAGTTCTCATATACCTCTCTGGTGTATTCTGGATATTTATCCTCTTTAACTTCTATTTCAGAATCATATATTTCTATTATCCAGTTAACTCTTTGATATAACCAATTAGCACAGAAGTTATAATTAACCCTCTTTGCTTGAGACATAAGTTTAAGGCCAGTAGTTACAAACTCAATATAACCATGACGAGGTTCAAATCCATATTTTTGACAAAATTCATTTACAACCGGTACCAATTCTTTTATGGATGCCCACTGTAAATCTGTTTGCTTTATTTTGGTTACTCCAATGTGTTTTAATTGAATTCTAGTGGAGTATATAATATCGGCTAATAAATTAGCATCCCCTATGCTTCCAGAAGTTCTACTTACTGCTTTCTTTCGTATGGGTTTATTATCTCCAACTACAGACCTATGATCTAAAGAGTATTGCCTGGCGTCTTTCATTATCAAATCTACTCTATTGAGTAGATTTAGACCACCATACTCATGACTATCCTCATTGTTACCTCCGAGATCAACACCTATATACTTTACTATAAGTTTATATAGGATAGATTTAGATATATGTATTGATGGTTCTCTTTTTATTTTATTCATAGCTCTTATATACTACTTCAGCCTTATTCTTTAACTTATCATTTCTTTTACGATACTCTATATAGCTTTTATTCATTTCAACCCTTATAATTTCAGAGTTATCTTCATACCATATATGATAAGTTACATCTTCAAATCCGGATGGCCTTGAATATTTTACCTTTCTCCATATTGGGATTATCCCCAATATATAATTAGTTACCATCTCACAATAATATCTGTCATCTGCATCATGATAGATCTTATATTTATTATATCGGTTATTATAGATAAGGCTATTTAAAGAATCGGTTATATAACATAACCAAATTACTACTAATGGAACTACTACTATCAGGGATAATCCAATAATTACTTCAAGTGTCATACCATTATAATTTTAGTTCTGATTTTATAGTTAAAAGTTCTTGATAAGTCTGATATGTCGCTTCTCGTACATATTCTAAAGTCTTCTTCTTACCTAAGGAATTCACATCCTCATTATCTGGTAAAAATACAACTTTTACCTTTTTGAAGGGTACTAACTTGAAAGCTAAGTCCAAGGCTTTATCTTTAGCATCTGGGTCAATCAATATGATGAACTTTTCTACTGAGCTCTTGATAAATCTATTTACTTGATATCGGCTGACACTTTTGCCTCCGGTAGCAATTCCATTTTCTCCGATAGTCTCTGCATTAATTGCACCCTCACAAATATAAACTGTTTTATACATTTCTAGAGCATCTGCATTATAAATAATAAAACTCTTTCCTAAACCCGTTACATCTACTTCTGGATTATTATATTTGGGGCCAGCGCCCATATATAATCTGGCATTGAAGTAAGTTAATTGCCCATGCTCAGTAAATGGGATAATTATATAACCTAAATACTTACATTCATTGCAATATCCCCATCCTTTTCTAGCTAATTCGTCTATATTGAATCCTCTCTTCTTTAAGTAGTTCCTGGCAGACCTTGCCAATAAAGAAGTACCCATAGATATATTCTTGAATCCATCTGGGAGAAAAAATTCTTTCTTACCTTTTAATTCAACCTTCTCCTCCTTGAATACATACCCAGAGTAATCACCAGATTCAAGTATATGTAATACTTCTTGAAAACTATCTGTGTTCTCTAGATACATAATTAATCCGATAGGGGATGGATGTTCCCCACATCTAAAACAATTACACCTATTACTTGAAAGATTGATACCAAACTTCTTTTCTCTACCACAATATGGGCAGTCGGATTTCATCCATCCCTTACGGTAATCAAAGGCCCCTATCTTTCTCATAAAGTATTGGTGCATCTTACCCTTAATATTGCTATTGAGTTTCATATTGGTAAACAAAAATACCCGACCATGTTATCCATAGCCGGGTGATTATTATTATTATTATGTTAATAATAAGATATACATAATTACATATGTTCGGTGGATTGGAATACTCCGATATGAATATTATTATGACAGTTAGGGCAAATTATACATTCTTCACCGTTAGATTTTGGACCATAGCCTAAGTCCAGGAATACTTCTCCTTCATTAAATGCTACCTTTGAATTACAATGTTTGCAAATCGTAACCCTTTCTCGGAGTTTAATTGATTCTGTGGTAATAATACGTGCCATACAATTCTAATTTAATTAATGTTTATAATTATGTGTTATTTAAATATCACCTGTAGTTTTACTTCTCTTTTCTGGGTTTGCATTGGGATTACTTACCTTCTTTTTCTTTTTAAGCATATCATCCACTTGTTTACCCATGGACTCATCGTATTTAGCTCTTGCTTCCTTTGAAAACTCTTTCATACGTTGTCTTTCAGGATCCATGTTAAACATAACTCTACCAGTTGGAACTCCATCACGTTGGACTACAACTTCCATTCTCATGATATTATGTTCTTCCTCATCCTGTGTAGAATTCAATCCCATTACGCATTTTGCATTTCTTATAATAGATATAGCAGAAGCAATATCATTATCCTCGTATCTTGTTTCTTGATGCTTAGCCCCTTCTCTGGTAACGTGTTGGGCAGTCCAAATAGCATCCAGCCCAAGTTCATCACCCATATTATCTATATCTATATATACATTGTTAATACGTTCTACATCATCCTTATCTCTTGAAATAGAGGCTAATTTTGCAGCATAGTCAATTATGATGACATGCACCTTTATACCTTTCTCTGATTCTAACTTCCTAACTAAATTCTTAATGGTATTACAATCAGCAATGGTTGCTGGTACACGCTCAACTATAAACTCTACACCTAAACGTTTATATTTACGCATGTGTCTTTGCTCCATCTTATCGTAATCACCAGTTAACATCTCCCTCTTGGTTTTATTAAGAGTAGATTGAATCATACGGTCCATTAACTGGTTTTTACCGTTCTCTGTATCAATGTACAGAACATTCTTTTTCATTGCCAGATAACCCCTTGCAATATTAATAAGTGCAAAGGTCTTTCTCCGTTTGGGTCGATCAATCAACACAAATAGAGAATTCTTTGGATACCCATCTCCATTACCAAGCTTATTCAATTGCCAAAATGGAGTAGGAACTATATCAGGATCAACCTTTCTCATAAGTTGACGCATTGCAGTTCCACTAACCATTAGCAAGGGTTCATCTTTCTTTTGTGGTTTTGAATTTTGAAGTATCTTGGTTAACTTTGCCTGGTATATTTCATAGGAATTATAATCAGAAAAGTCCATACTTTCATTCAAAGCTTTTAATTCTATATAAGCAATGAACTTATGTATGTTTTCCAAAACTATATCTACATCTTTTAATGGTTTGTTATACAACTCAGATATTAACTTATGAATGTTGGGTATATCCTCTTTTGTAACTAAATCGGTATAATCCTTTCCCTCCAATAAAGTCTTTACCTGTTCTATCATTAAAACTTCACTGGGTATTCTCTGATACTTCTTGACAAACTTAATTAAGGCTTCTACTAAAATAGAATGTTCTATCAAAGTAAAATACCCCGGTTTTATCTTAGGGATATATAAAAGAGATTCTTTCCCCTGTATCAGAAACCTTAACACTTCCAATTGAAACTCTATGGAAAACGTAAATTTATCACAAGAGTTTAACCTCTTCTTTACCTTATTTTGTTTCATATATTATATAATATTCAAGGATGTATTATCAATAGTATCTACTAGATAATATAGTTCATACAGCTCGTCTTTGAACTAACTTCAACACAAACGGTGAAATAATTTTTATAAATTCATACAAGTTGTTACTTATTATATTATATTTGCATTGTTAAAAATCTTTACTACTATGAAAGGCAATAATGGAAGTGAACTACACCGGTTAACTGAATTAAAACCCTATGATGAGGATTTGTTTAATAGGTTATATAAAACCTGTAAACCATTAATCCGTAGATTAGTAAGGGGAATAGATTCTAGAAGATTTAATGTTACTCCCGATATAATTAACTCTTTTTTCTGGGACAAGTTCTTGTATGTATTCAATAAATATCAAAGTGAATATGATGAAGAAAGGTTAAAGGCCACCCTTTTATCTTCTCTACAGACTTTCAAAAGTAAACTGTTACGTAATGCCTATACTAAACAGGCTGAGTTCAATCAAGAGTTAACTTCATTTGAGGTTTTATTTGATAATAATAAAGAATTACTTGATGACTCCGAAGAAACCCGTATCAAGGAAGAACAGTCACAAATATTTCACGGATATATGAAAGAACATCTTACACCTGATGAATATTTGGTTATGAAGATACAACTTGAACCTCCCAAGTGGTTTGAATCTAGAATAAAAGAATCACATGGTAAATTATCCATCCTTCATCTAATTGATTACTTTGAGTTACCCAGGGATAAGTTTGCAGTCAATATGTTTTCTCAAATGAGAAGGAACATACAAAAAACTTTAGAACAAGCTGCTATAGATCTTAAACAATGAAAAAGCCAGAGCAGGATTAAATATAATCCCACTCCGGCCCCACTTAACCAACTCAACTATGGCTTGTGTTTAAGGTGCATCTATACATTTGGAGTAATTGATACATCTCCAATATTACACAAATCCCATACATCATTCAACATGAATGGAATAAATGTAGTACCAAAATAAGTACTTCGTATGGTAGAAGATGAACCACTTATAGTACCCACTACTACTTCTAAATAGAAATTATCAGACGAATCATTTCGTAAATAAACAAATATATGACCATTTGCTTCTTGTTCTAATCCAGTCTGACTGGTATTCATCATTAATGGTATACTTTGCAATAACAACTTTCCACCAGATGCCTGAGCAGTCACCTTCTTATAGAAATCGTATAGGTTCTTTAATACATACGGCTTAAAATGTAAAGCCAACTCTGAATTCAAATCTAATCTGAAAGTACCCTGGGTATATGGTGAAGAAGTATTACTAAGGTATACATACCAAGATAAATTTATACCAGTGGGATACAATCTGAAAGTTATACCACATTGATCACCAGAAGTTAAACCTCCACTTTTAGTATCAATGAATACTCTGGTATACCTCTTATCTCTTTCAGAAGATGTATCTAATTGATCTGCGGTATTAGTAAACCTATTGAAAAAGTTATTTAATACCAATGCCAAATAATAACTTGGATCATCAGATGGTTTTCCTACTTTTGAACTTTTACCATTACCGACTCGATTATATTGAGAATCAGGTATTTGGCCATCTTTATTTATTAGGCATATAATACCGGCAATGGTAGAACCTGATTCTCCAGTTCCTTGAAAATCACCGGATAAACTTCCTCTTAGATCACTTGGATTGGTTAATCTAACTGTACTTGATCCAAGGGTTAATCCCCATTTGGAGATAGAAGGTAAACCAGTTTCTGGATTAGTACCAGATGACAGTATATCTAAGTATATTGCCCTTATATTATTTAGGTATAAGGTATTACTAGTAAATGTTTTTCCGGCCCCTTCATAAAGACTTACTCCAAGATACACTAGTTTCTTTATAGTAATACTTACTGTACCATCACCGATCCCTTCATCAGTAACATTGGTATTTAAAGTATAATCACATTCTATACCCTTACCCAAAGTATTCACCTGATTCTGAAGTATACTATTCAACCCCTTCAAACTATCTACATCAGCTTCTATGATGGGTATGTTCTTTACTTTATTATTTAGTGAAAGGATATCAAATGAACCATTTATGAAAGGACTTACTGGCCATTTACCATCATATGGTATTAAAGCCATTTTATACCCAAAAGAAGCATAGATATCATTATCCCCCCAACTTGGATCGTACCCTATTATATAAATACCTACCAAAGAATCGGTATTTCTATTTATCCAACCAGAAGGTAATATATTACCTATGAGAGAGGAGAAGTCTAAAGAGGCTACTTCGGAAGGACTATAAGTACCACCTGTACTCTTTTCTAATGATAACCAAGTGATACTAAAATCACTAGCCCCGATATTACTAGCATCTGCCACTGGAGTATAAGTATGGCTTACTTTCATGGCAAAAGCCACAAACTTACTGGGATTACTTAAATCAAACCATCCGCCAGTAGGCTTTACATCTGTAAAATCTAAAGTAGCTGGACATATATGTATGAGCCCATCATTAGTTACTAAGGCATTAACTACATTTCCACCATTATTTTCCCCATCGGATAGTATGACTCTACGATTAACTTTCTTCAATACAGGTGGAGCAGATATACCATCACTTGATAAGTTAGGGTCCCATGAACCACGGATTACTACATGATCAGTAGAAGTATCTACAATATCAAATCCACATATAGGACCATTACCGTGAGTAATAGCTATGGGTTCCATGGTTTCTTTAGATTCAATCAAGTCACCATATACTTGATAGAACCTCTGTTGAACTATACCGTTACTAACTACGGTTATATTATTAGCCATATCTCTACAGTTTTAATTTATCCAAGTTTTCATCTATGAAAATGAGTGCTTTGGTTAAAGACTCAACCAATTTGCGGTTCACATTATCATCTTCTAATAAAGCTACATCATCAGGATTATCCTGGAAGAGCCATTCTAATAATACTCCCCAGTAATTATTTCCCATGAGTACTGTGAAGTTTTCCTCTTTGTCGGGATCACCATCGGATTTATCCATACGATGCTTGTATCCATCGGTAGTTGGGAAGTCTTCTTGAAGTTGCTCAAATATTACGGTAGCGAATAAATCAGAACGAGTCTGTCCCTTTGTGGTATAGATTTCAAATCCCCTTGCAGTGCACCATTCATTTCCTATGCCTGCGGCATTATTATGGAGGGATAGCAGAAATTTAGTTCCCCCAAGTGGAGTATCTAGATTATTTGCAATTTCTTTTCTTCTAGAAAGTCCTATTTCGGTATCACCCGTATTGGTGAATGCTACCTTAAATCCCTCCTGCTTGAGACGTTCAGCTAACATATTACCTACTTTACGACTCCATAAATATTCTTTATGTTTACCATCTGGAGATTGTTTTCCAGGTACATCTGACCCATGAGCAAAATCAATGATCGGCAATAATTTTCGTTCCATGATTATAATTTTTTAAGGCACATTAATTTTAATCCATTGAGGTACATACTTATTGATTGATCCATATTTGAAATGGAGAATTGATCCTTTGGTATATATATCTGTTCTATTACCATATCTTTTATTGCTTCATTATCTTGAAGCTCAAATATGGTTGATAGAGATTTGCCATCACAGTTAAAGTTAGACATAAGCCCACAAAGTTCTGAATATTCATTGTTAACTAATATGTCTACCTTCTTTACTATTGACTCTTTGTTATCTATATGATTCTCAAGTCTTATTCGTAGTATGGCATACTTAAGTATATGACCAAGGCAATTGAATTCCCTTCGTATAAGTATTTGTGCCTCGGTTACACCAATTGTAGAATCAGCCGCCCCATCAAAGAATTCATTTATCTTACTAGAAGATTCTGATACTACAGATATCTTTTTGTTTAAGTTCCAGATAGTATACATAAACATTACTACTAATACCAGAACTAATACCATAAAGATACCGAAGATTACCTTTAATGCCCCATAATTAGAAGCTGCCTCTGCTAACTCTATTGAGGATTTAGTTAGGGATTGAACTGCATTATCTAATTTCTGATCCTGAGCAAGAGCAAATAATAGTGATATCAGTGGCATATTATACTAAGTAAATTACTGCAGAAGTTTGTTCAAATACCACTGAACTATCATCATTTGGTTCAAAGTACTTTACATTTACTGGCAGATATTTATTTACTATGTTTATTAAAGTCTCTTTTACCTTATCACTATAATCGGATGGATGTTCAGTAGATATCTGTTCTTTAGCTTGCTGAATCTCTTCATCAGTAGCATCTGGATTCATAGACTTCCATTCCTCTAAGAGTTTTTCCTGAATCTCTTCGTCTTTACTTGTCATAAAGTCAAATTGACCTTTTGGTATACCTATGGTTAATATCATAGGAACACATTCCCAACAATCTGTTTCTGTATCGTAAGTAGATGATGGAGTGTCATAATAAGAAACAGTGTCATACTTTACTGACCCATCACCAGAAGATCCAGTTATGGCTTTAGTACTGTCTTCTACTTCTGTGAGGTTAAAAATTACACCATAAAATCTGCCCAAGATTTCATAAAACTTTTTAGTTCCTCTAATCTTATACAGTGATATGGCATATCTTAGAACTAACCTGTAATCGGCAGTAGGAAAACCCCTGTCTTCTTTTATCCAATTCTCTAGATTCTCCTCTGTATATGGCTCCCCCTTAGTTAATACTCCATAAGCATAAGGGATAAACCCAAAGTATTCCCATAGATAATTGATGAATATAGGATTGGCTTTATCCCCATCCAAACATTCCATGAAATTATCTATATCAGGCATTACTTCAGTATCGAAATAACCTGAACATACATCTATAAACCTTTCGAATATACCTTTGCCTTCTGAATCCTGATAAGTATCATTGGCTTTGTAGTAATGATCAAAAAGGTTACTGAAGATGTAATTCCTGAAGAATTCCTTAGCAGGATTAAACCACTTCATTGATTGTTAAGGTTATGTTATCCGAACTGATAACGGGTATATTATAATTATGAGGTATAAGATCTACCAACCTACCGTTACTTCCCATTGGTTGGGTAGTTAACTGATATACTGTACCATTTTCATAGTTTGCATTTTCAACTGGTAAGTTGATGGTCAGGGTAAATCTGGATTTGTATAAGCTTACATTAATTGGTTTACCATATTGACCAGTATATAGAGCATTACCAGATACGTTCTTATTCGTGAATATTTTATAAAAAGCCTCACCACCTTCTATTACCGTCTGAATATAACAATTCTCATAGTCAGTATCTGGAGTTGCAGTATTGAAAGATATCATCTTAAAATATGTTATGTTCAATGCCGGTACAGATACTATCTCTTCGGTATTCTGAGAATTTATATTTATGGCTATTGGATATGGCAGTAAGTATAATTCTGTTATGGTCAAGAAGTCAACCATGGGTTGATTATCCATTAAAGCATATAAATCAGACTGCCTTACCGATTTATTTATACCAGAGTTCTGATAATTATAATTATCCAATAAAGCCTTCTTAACTTGATTGCTTATATCTATTGACTTAAATGACTTCTTACCTGTTATAGTTGCGGATAAGTATATCTTTGCAGCATGAGTAGAATATACACTTACTCTTGTGGTTAATACTTTTGAGGATTCCATCCTCTGCTTCACATTATTGATAAGTTCAGTACTAGCTTCTGAACCACCATCTGGGGTAATATATACCTCTACATATTTACCGCATATATAATTGCAATAGGCTTTATCCACACCATCTATTAGCATGGCTATAGCCTCATAATCTTCTTTAGTTATGGCTACTCCAAGAGTTTTTATACTCAATGGGATATGTTCTTTTAGGGTATCAAAATCCTCATAATCAGAACCACCAGTTGCAGCTATAGTATTAGTAATTGACAAACCCGAGGTTACATCAGACATTACTTCTGGTACCTTATCAAATTGGTTAGAAGGTATATTACCACTTGAACCATAGGTAAGATAATACTGACCTTTTATTTGAGAACCTATTGTTGGTTTTCTGCCAAATTGTCCATCACCAAATACTAAGTACGGTTGAAGAGTGCTATCCAATTCTACCTTATATACTTTATCACCAGGACCAGAATAGGCAAATGTATCTACCAAAGTCCAAGCCTCTCCATCTATGGTAAGTACCATAGAACCTTCTACATACTTCCTATCAGCTGGTAAATCACCCAGAGTTATAACTATATCACTAGAAGTATAAGTTCCTAATTCTACTTCAGCTACAGCCTCTTTTTGAGCAACAGGAACTTTATAAGTATATGTTCCCTTTTCTATGGTTACATTTCTAGTAGTTATCCAAGGCTTACCATCCTTTGAATTAAATATGGTATTCTGAGGTACATTAATATCTACTGGGAATGATGTTCCATCCTGCATATATACGGTTAGATCTACAGAAGATGGTATGGCTGACTTTATATGGTAATCTACCAACTTGGCATGTTTATATAAAGATGAGTACCTCCTACAAGTGGGAAGGAATGCTTCTCTTGCCATACCATCTATATAGTAGTGTATAACTTCTGCAATTCCAGCAAATATCGAAAGAGTTAAGATAAATATATTACCCTCACTCATATCAGTAATCTCTGGAACCCTTTCATTCAGAGATTGAATCAATTTGGCTTTTATATCATTATATGACCTTTGAAAAGGAGTAAGCCATGGATTGCTAGTAGACATCTGTAGTTAAGTTATTTAAGTTATACTGAAAATTAAGCTCTTCTACTTTTTGAGAATTCTGTACTTTAAAATATATCAATAATCTTATTGATTCCTTAGTAGGCTTAAGAGCAAACACCTTTAAGGCTTTTATTCTTGGCTCCCAAGCTGCTATACCATCTTTTACAAAGTTCTTAATCATCAAATTAAGTGCACTTGTATTTGGCTCTTCTAAACATTCCCAAGTACGTGAACCAAAATTTTCTTGTCTAAATCTCTGACCTATTTGATATGTGAGTATAGCGGTTAAGTTTTGCTTTATTAAAGCTACATCACCTTTTAAAACATACCAACCTATTTTTGGTACTCTTTTTATTTCTGTCTCTTCAGTTGTATATATCATACCTGATACTGATTCATTAGTATATGATACTTTACAACTTATCATATTCACTGACTTAGTGCCAGTAAGCACATCACCCTCATCTTCTGGTAAGAAGAGTAAAACTGTTTGATTTTTCTCCAATTTTACACAGATTACACCTTTATTAGAATTCAATGGTATATCCCATATATAAGTATATTCATTCATTCGGTATACCCTCATAGACATATGAGTAAATGTAGTCTGTGGTTCTAATTCAAATTCTATTTTAACATACTTACTATCTTTGCCTACAAAAAATGTCCAACAAGAACAAGCAATTTTGTTAGAACCACTTAATGACTTTATAGATTCATACCACCACTTATTACCATCATTCTTGATACCACCAATTTGTAATTGAAGAGAAGTTGGAGTATTAGAATATGGTAAATAACCCTCCAGAGTAGCTGAACCAATTGAGTTACTTTTAAGAGATTTTCTATCTCCAATTACCACATTTTCTGGGTATGTGGATTTTAGGAATTCTTGATCCAAGGTATCTACTTCATCTAAAAAATTCCCATTAGCTATGATATCTGGATCGGTAGAATAATCCAAATCATGTGTAACCTTATGTCTTACTACAGTTTCTATATATTCTGGTTTACCATCACTACCGATTGGTTGTTCTAGCTTTATAGGGAAATAAGGCCCACTACCAATTGTGTTGAGTTGATTATAGTTTGCCATTTAGTTAGGTTGTTTAATTGTTTCACTTTCTATATCCTCCACCTTGGTCTCTGTTAATTTATTATCATACCAAGATGCAGCAGCAGTCTTTAGAGCAGCACCACCATCTTGAGGAGTCGGTGTCCAAGATGTGAAAGCCTGTTTAAGGTTATTTATATCCTGCTCTATCATATTGAGTCTTTCTACGGTTGATGTAGATTCTGGAATACCAACTTCTCCTCCCTGCATTATAATATTATTCGCATCAACGTTTATATCACCGTCTAGAGATTTAATAATTATATTCTGCTGGATTATTGCAGTTAATACTCCAGAATCACTTTCATCAAGTATAATCTTATTACCTTTTGGGGTTATGAATCCAAGTACATTTGGCTTATTCAATTCTGGAGGCATCTCACCTATGGCCCACCCATGATATGACCATAATGGGTGTCTTGGATCTCCATTCTCAAATTCTACATACACTATAGAACCTTCCCTCGGAGATAACCACTTGAATCCAGATCCTGGCCCACCTTGTTGATGTTTAGGATATGCCCAAACTTCTACACCTCTTAAAATACTTGGTAAGTATACACATACCTTATTTTGAGAATCTGGGTCATAATTAGTTATAACAATTCCCCGATATGTAGAATAGAATCTACCTATTGCCTCTATACCCCTCTGTTGAATTAATTCATATAAATTCATTGATCTTTCGGGCTTATGTTTTTATCTACTCTAAAATCAGTTCTAGCATCAAATATCTCCCATTTAGTTGGATCTGTATCTTGGTGTACTACTATCTGTGTACCTACATCTGGGTTAGCTCCTGTTCTATAATATTCATCTTTCCAAATTGATTCTCTATATTTTCTAGCCTCTGACTTAATTTTACTTGGTATCTTCCAAGCATCGGTAGTATAAGATTCTTTAGCTATATTATGAGATTTCTGGAATACTTCTTGCATATTAACAGAAGTAGATATCTTATTTACTATGGAGTTTCTTGACTTCTTTTCAAAAGTCACCTCAGTAAAATATCCACCAGTATCAAAGCTATGTTCAACTTCTTTGGCATACCAATCACCAGAATATCTTTCACCTACATTCTTGATCTCAATAATTTGAGAAGACTTCATTAAAGGGTTACCAACAAACTTAGCTTTGGATTTAATCTGACTGTTTACTGATTCTATTATGTCATTAGACATAAATTCCCCAAGAGTTGCAAATAATGGGTCAGATACTACTCGTACACCTGGTACTTGTACTTCCAGATCCATTTCTACTTGTACTTTATCACCATTAGGACCATATATATCACCGGAACTATACCTACCTTCTGTTGGATATATAATGGTTATATTACTCATTTTCTTCAAAGCTCTGAATCCAGCCTCCCAATATGCGGGATAACCCCCATACATTGACCTCAATTCTTTCGGTACAAACTTATAAGGATCTAACATTACTTTTACCCTACGGTGAATTACAAAGTATGATACTTCATCTGGGGGCAATGGTAATTTTGGAGTATCTTTTTCGTCTATCTCTATTCCCTGTCTTATCTTATTCTTAAAATCTAATAAAGCTTTTTCATACTCACTCAACTTATTCAAGTAATCATTCCATTCGGCCTCTATCTGATGATTATAATCATTAACTTCCTCTGAAGTTAAAGAAGGATTTGAAGCTATACTTCTTTGAGCATCTTCTATGGATTCATATACCGTATCGGGTACTTGCATTGATCTAAATAACTCGGTATTTACTTTACGACACATGAAATCCAAAGGTTCAAGAGATCCCTTTATTTTAGACATCCTTGTTACATCTCTCTGTATCAACAAAGGAGTAGCTTTATTACGTCTTACATAAGCATCTGGCTTACATGGATCATCATTGGTAGGTACACATTGAACTAAATCAGTTTCTACGGTTTTAGTATCAGGATCTACACTTGAAGCTTTACCAGCCTCTATACTTTGAACATACTTGGTTTTAACTTGGAATTCCAATAGTTCACCAGTTCCACCAGCATAAGTATAAGCAAATACTGTTTTACCAGATTGCTTACCATTATGTATTTCTATCTTATTATCCCGGGTATCCACGAAGTTTGGTCCACCACTCATGGCCTTAGCTATACCAACCAACTGAGAATACTTATTCAGGAATGTAGCTGACCCAACTATAACAGTTCCTTCTGCATAAGTTGCGGGTACTGGTCTTAAATTATATCTCTCTGGATTTTGATATGGTTTAGCTAGATTACTTGGCCTAAGATCAAATAACTTTACACCTACCAACCCATCATCTACTTCTTCTGTATTTTGTATCTTGGTATAACATGGTAAGCAAGGCTTACTTTTCTCGTTGCTCTGTTTTGCCATCACATGGATTGTTATCTCTTATTTCCAAATGTACACCAGCCTTCTCTGAATAATCAATTACTGTCATTGGCATATTACCCATGGCTAATTCATTGAATACTTCTAGATAATTGGTTTTATCTCCAACAAATTTCGATGGTTCAGCTTCCAAGAACATTTTTGCATCAGCAAATTCTATAGTAAACTTTACACCATCTGGAGTAAATTCTATCTGATGACTTTTTACATTCACTAGCCTTACAGGACCAGATTTAAAAGAGCTATCACTAAATATCCATCCCCACTGTATTTTCAAAGGCATTTTGAATTGCAAAGATGGATGATCCACTATATCTACAAAGTCTGTTACTATAGTAAACTTACCTTTGTCTCCTTTACCTTCTGTATACTTGTAATTAAAGTTCTCTACCTCCATACCAATGGGCAGATCATTAAAAATATCCATTATCGGAGATCCTGTACCATCGAATATGGCAAGATATGGTGTACCATTACCATTTAAGAGAACCGGTTTGCTATCCTCCATAATTTGGTATGATTAACTCCATGTCTGCATGAAGATCTTCAAATGGGTTGAGTATATCATTGGCATCAGCAATCACACCCCAAAATCCAGAATCACCATAATACTTGAAAGCAATGTTCTGTATAGTTTCTCCTTCAAGTACTGTGTGTATTAGATAATTGGTGGATATGGATGATATATTCCTTTCCAATGATATATCTCCATCTGGGAACTTTATTACATAGCTATCGTCATAAGGACTTGTTCCAGGAATAGTTACCATAATTATTTAATTTTGTATGCCTATTCTCTCTGTATCGGTATTTTCTAGAGAATCTACTTCTCCACCATCAAGAATTACTCCGGGCGTATATTGCAACTTACTAGATGGAATAATCTCTTCCCAGGTTCTATTGTTTTTAGTTACCCTTTTGAAAGTGAGAGTTTGAGTAGCACAGTTTGGTAATAATTTAAGATCATATGATTGGCTAACCGTATTTGTTATCCTTTGACCAGTATCTGGATTATTATCATATCTTCTCATCATACGGGCAGCATTCTGAAAGTTAGTTAACTCGTATGGAGCTGAAGCCAATATGAAAAGATCATCCTCGAATAATCCAGAATTTCCCCATTGTATCCTTAAAGTAGGTGGAGAAGAAATATACCCATCTGCTCTTGCCCATGATTCCAATAACCGGCATTTATTAACTACATCATCCCTGTGATCGGCATCTATTGAATACCATGAGATATCAAATGTTATTGTATCTTCTCCACCAGTATAAAAATAGAACGGATTATTACGACCCATGGATTTAACAGCTGCCCAAGTAGCAGCTGGTTCAACCCTCAATCTATCGGGACGATTCTGTATCACTAAACTGATAGCTGGTGATACATTTAGGTTAGCTATTACTATATCATTCTTTATAAGTTCAGATGTTAACTTATTAGCTACGGTATAATCTATAGATTTAGCTTCAAGTATTTCATTTGGATCTACACCTGAACTATTAGCTGATATCTTATTCTGATACCAAGGATCCTTTGATTGAGCTACTGAGTATGAACCATTCCTAGCTACATGAGCATTCCTGGCATCAGATTCTTTATTCTCTTTATTTGGCCTATCCTTAGCCATTGTAGAAGTAGCTCTGTTTCGTAATATCAAAGCCCTCCATACTTTATTAAGGGGAGATTGAAATATCCTCCCTTGCTCAAGTTCAGCTACTTCTTGAGCCACTTTTCCAACTGGTTTTCCTATTAGTGATGCCATAATTGTTTAGTTTACTCCAGCAGCTACATTTATTTCTGAATCTCTCTCGTTGAGATATTCTTCGAATACCTTTTTACCGTCTATGTTAATGATAGTGGTATTGCCTTTATTCTCTCTCTGATTAAGCTTTTCAGTATATAATCCAAGAGTCTGTACTAACCACCTCATCTCTTGAACTGTTAACTCTTGTAGATTATCCTTTCTTAAATTATATCCCTCTTTGCTAGCCCTAACGGCAGATGCAAGATCATTAGTTGCTCGGGTATTCTCTTCATTAGAAGCCTGATTACTTTTGATAGCACTGTATATCATTGGTCCAACTATAGATATACCGGTTATGGCTAATCCCAAAGGACCCCCAAATAACCCTACTATTCTAGAACCAAATCCAAGCAGTCCTCTACCAACAGAAACCAATGCACCACGAGAAGCAGCATTAGCAGCTGCAGCTCCTGCACCAGTACCCATGAGAGTTCTGGTCATCCTACCAGCATTAGTTGTAGTTACCATAGCTGCTGGTACTGGAGTCCATCCAGAAGCTCCTCTGCCAGTATTAGCATAATACCTACCATTGGCTCCCATTTTTGCTGGAATATTACCATTATAGTAATATCCTGGTAAACCAGCTTCTGCAGCAACCATAGTAGCACTTGCTCCTATACCAGCTTTACGTTGAGCAATAATAGCTCTCTCCATGTTAAGATAAGCTTGGGCAGATATAGTAGCTTGTGACCAACCGCCAATCAATAATCTGACCATTGATTTGAAGGTCACTTGGGTATCACCATTTAGTATTAACCATCTGGCTCTCCAATTAGCTATCTTATTGGTTATATACAATACACCAGCACCTATACTTGCTAACCCAGCTATCCAAGGTCCAAATGGAGTTGCCATTAGGTCACGTACTTGAGATATTGCCCAACCTACCATATCAAGGAATCCCATAATGATAGGATTATTCTGTATAGCCTCTGCAAAGGTAGTCATAAGGTTCTCTGCAGCAGACTGAATTATATCAATCTTACCTGCAAGAGTTTCCATACGTTTTGCTACTACTCCTTCGGCAAATCCAGCAGATTGATTTTGTATCTTATCAAGGAGATCAAAGTATCCTTCAGTATCTCTCATTATGGCAACTGCAGCACGCATACCCCGTACACTAAAGATACTTTTCAGTACTGCATTCTGATCTACAGTAGATAAGTTTTTAGTAGCCTCGTTTATTTTGCCAAGAATTACACCAAAATCTTGAAGATCTCCAGTAGCATCTACAAAATCGGTTTTACTTAATCCCAATTTAGCCAATGCTTTAGCTCCCTTGAAATTTGGATTAGTTATAGACTGAGTTAAGTAGTCTGCCATATTTCTTATAGAAGTACCTGCCATAGAACCCTGTATACCAGCATTACCCAAGGTACCTATCATGGCAGCCACTTGTGGTAACTGTTGTCTTAGAGTTACCATGGATGCTGCTGAGTATTTGATAGATTCTGCCAAATCCGTCATAGACATATTTGAGGCCATAGCAGCTTTAGTAAGCTGGTCTCCAACTAATGTAGCAGCTCTTTCACCTTCTAATCCGAAGGTTCTCATTATATTGGTAAGTAAGTCGGCAGTACCTCCCTTACCTCCCAATTCCATTCCAGTAGCATTGGCCATCATTGCAGCACCAGATATCATCTCTTGTATCCGATTTGCATCATTACCAGCCATTGCTAGGTATTTCATACCTGAAGCTATATCTCTTGACATGAACATAGTCTTCAAACCAAGGGTCTGGGCAGTTTCTGATAATCCAGACATCTGTTCATCGGTAGCTCCAGAGATAGCTCCCACTGAAGTCATCATATCAATGAAGTCAGCTCCAGTTGTAATTGCGGTTGATATAGAAGATACTAAGTCACCAGCTATACCCTCAAACATATTTGTATATGCCTGAACTGCCGTTAAGTTAGCCTGTATAGCATTCTTAGCATCACGGTGTAAACCTCTTATTGCAGAGCTGGCTTCTCTTGCTTGGTTAGAAAACCTATCTTGTAAGACAAGAGCTATACCTATCTCTAGTTGTCCTGCAGAAGGACTACCACTTGTAAAAGCCATATAGTTTCAGATTTATAGAACAAAAGAGAGATGACTCTAAGTATGAGTCATCCCCCCTTTGAGTTGTTCATAGTATGCTTTAGCGGTTTCTATAAATTTCTTCCTACGCCGCCATGGGAGCTTTGCTAGAGTGTTAAAGTCAATACTAATCTTTGCCCCAACAATATATAAATATACGTCTTCTAGTTCTCCCGTGGGTAGAAAAAATTATCCACAGCCATTACAGGTACCATAATACGTTGACCAGTATCTGGATCCTCTATTTGAGTTGTTCCTGGAAATATTGGATCAGTACCTTTAATAGCTGAACGTATATCCATCATATCCTGAGGTGAAAACATACGGAAATTCTTAACAGTTTCGTATTTCTCACCAACCTTGAGCTTAAGATTACGAGCAATAAGTTCTTGATTTTTAGTTCTTTCACTTACTGGTAAGTTCATTACATAAGCTTCTCCTTCTGCACTAAGTAAATCAAAGCAAAGTTCTTTGCCACTCTTAGTTGTAAAGGTTATATCTTTGGATTGTTTGGATATCGGATAGAAAGGAATAGCATTAGGTTTAGCTTCCATTTCCTCCATGGTTGGAATTGTACCATAATCAAAGAGAAACTCTTCTTGAAGGTCTACCTCATAATCTACGGTTCTTACCTGACCATCAGCAGGGCCTTCCCAATCATATCTGAAGTCAAGCATTTTACCAAGAGAGAAAATTCTTGAATTAATCATGATGGTGTACCGATCAAGAGAAGGCATTTTCTGAACATCATCTGGAGTAAGCAATCTGGTAGCAGTGATATCCGTATCAGTTACAATACCAGATATAAACTTTGAGATGTTCATAAAGGTTTTAGCATCTATGGGATTAGAGAGAATATCATCATCCTCTCCATTCTGCTCCCTAATGGTTACTTCATAACCACTAGGAAGTTTGAAGGTAAATTTCTTACCATAAAGTGTTTGATTTTCCATTGTGTTGAGTTGTTAAGTATACTGATAAATATGGTATATGATAACGAAAAAGGGAGAGTTCATTGCTGAGCTCTCCCTTGGTGATTCACTATTACAGCTTCTCGCAAGTATCTACTGAGAACTCTAAATCCTCCAGAGTGTTATCCGAACTCATTCGGTCTAAGTCCTGTCCGTTTACCTTGCAAGGCCATACTCCGGTGCAAGTCCAGGAGTTAAGGATAGATACTCCATCCTCGGCCAGCTCATTGATGAGTACCGTTTCCTTATATTGGCTTGGTGTTAAACCACCACCAAGCAACATATCCTGAACTGACATAAGCCAATCCCATAACCAGGTATCAGATCCAGAAGTAGTTTCCAACTTAGATGCAGTTAAGTTACCCACTGATACCCGGCCAGCAGTCTTTACATCATAGTTTACATCACCGTGAGATACCTGTTCAATACTTACCTCAGGTATACCTACCTTCTGAAAGAGGAATGAGTTTATTGGATGGCTGACAAATGTGATTTGCCATAAGAACTTCTTCCTCGGGTTCTTTACTTTAGCTCCTGCCATAGTATTATTTTATTTATTTTGTTAGTTACTGTGCAGCAGATATGGATATCTCACCTGTATTCTTATTTACCGCTACATCTATGATTACATCCATCTCTATATCCTGCATTGGAACTACTTCACGATACTTCAGCTGAGCCTTGTATTTACCCTGACGAACATCTGCTTCATTATTAACCTGAAGATCTTCATAGCTCTGGGCATCCTGATCTCCCAACCACTCATAAGAAGTAATTGCATTACGAGTCTGAAGATCATCCAGGATATCCTTTGCTTCGTAGTAAATCCTCTTCCACGTTTCAAAGGTATTAGGCTCTTCTATATAACTCTCCAGAATTGGCCGAAGGTTCTTTTTCAGGTAGAGATTGAGACGTACTATTGAAATGAACTTCTCAGAGTCATCTACTGGATTAGAAGTAAAGCCATGCCAAAGCATAGTACGCTGACCCTGAGTACGAGTATTTTTGACTACGAACAAGTTCATATACCACTTAGCAAACTCATTAAGAGTATCTATCTCAGCAGGACCTCCTAAGTTCTTCATCACTGGTCCAAGTGCCGAAGCAATTACACCACGGTTCATACCAGAGAATGAATACCATGGTCCATAAGTAGAAGCACAAGTTGCATCCAGTCCAGCTACAGAACCCAATACATCGCATTTCTGAAGAGAACCATTTTCGTTGTAGTACTTGATACCACCTCCAAAGTATGCTACCTCCTTCTTAGGACCGATGGTCTGAACCATATTCTTCAGAGCGGTTAATGTTTCATCAACCGTAGCAGGAGTACGGGTTCCGGCTGCATACTTTGGTACCTCTACATAGAGCATATTCTCAAATGTAGTATGTACATCATTTGCTACTTCGGTATATGCCTCTATATAATTATCCAGATGCTGATGTATGTGGGAGAGTACTACCGAGTATGCCTCATAGTAAACCTTGCTAGCATTATAAGCAGAGATCCACTCGTCCTTACTCGGATCTGTACCAGCAGTTCCCTCAGAGCATTCCATATATACATTGGTATCACTTACTTCATCAGTATCAACTGTTTCAGAAGTAATCTTACCAACCATGATGGTAGAGTTCCAGTTAGAGAACTGACGTAGTATAGAAACTATGTCTTCCATAGTTTGTATTCCGGTTGCAAGACTCATCATTGTGCCTTGACCATCGCCTTCTTTCCCCTTTATTGCTTCGAAAGTAATGTTTGGAGCATTGTCCAGGAAATTCTGCAGAGTATTTACATTTATAGAAGGATTGGTTACTCCCTTGGAAGTGTTTGCAGATACTGCCGAGAAGAACAGCATTTCGTTTAGCATGCTGTCGTAAGTCGGAATATTGGTAGTATCATCCCGGCCACCATACTGAATGATGCTTGCACGGAGTGTTGGTTCCGTGGATACATTCAGCTTCAGGTAAAAAGGACGATTGAGATTAACTCCCGTATCATCCAATACCGGAGAACCAGCCTCTCGAGTACGTATGGCCATGTGCATAGAGAGACTGTTCTCAGCCCCACTCGGGTCGGATATAGTAATGGAAATAACCGAAGAACCGTCTGGTACCGATACCGAGGGAACTGCCCGAGAAGAAGCCGATGTTACCGTCATGGGTTTTGCCCAGCCATAAGAAGCCCCTGCCCCAGCTACTCGAGATACCCGAACCTTTGCACCCATTTCCAGGGCTTTCATTATGTTTGATACCGAACCGTCCGGAACTATTTCCGAACCAAAGATACGAGTGAACTGTGATGGAGTTGCAATCAAATCCTTCGGGTCTTCGAACGGACCCCTAGTAGTACGAGCTACTACATTGATTACACCCAGCAGAGGTACACTAGATTGTACATTCAGGTTCTTAAAGTTGAACCTTACTCTTGGAGTTTGTGGCATATTTAATTAGATTAAAGTGTTATTAAACAGTTTGTCCGTCTTTGTAAGCCAATATGTCATTCTCAATCTCGACATCATAAAAACCACCGTCGCCTTTCTTCCACCACATCATAACTACCTAAAAAATTACAATTGTATCACATAAACGTCTAAGCTATCCCTAACTTCGTCTTCAACTGAGCAATAAAATCTGCATCCTCAATCAACTCGTCGGCCGACTGGACCCCGATATTAGTACGTGCTTGTTGCTTTTGAGTATCAGTAAGAGTTTGAGTTCCATTATAGATAACAGAACCTGAATTAAATGACCAACTAGTTAGAGGATGTAACTTCTTAGTTGAAGCTAAAAGTGCCATATAGACCATTGTTGACGAATCTCTAAACGCATAGAACCCAGTCTGTTCTGAATTAGACCTACCTCTTGTAAGGATCATAGGAATACTATCTTTACCAGAAATAACCAGTCCTTTAGCGTTCCAAATTTTATTAAAATTAGCGTCAGATAAATGTGTACCCAACAGAGAGTAATCTACATGTACAAAATCCAACCCTATATTAGATAGAGCTACATCCTGCTGCTCACTCGTCAAAGCTGAATCTTGAGCTGTGAAATGTAAGGCATTTTTATCTTGATATGCATATGTACCTATACCTGACACAACACCACTGGATTTACGAACAGTAATAGCACCAATATAGTACGCATTGATAAGTCTATAGAAACTAATGCTATTATTATCCGCTCTACCGAATAAGAATAAATCCCCCGTGTCAGCAAACAGAATAGCCTTAGAAACATACACCTTTTCTATCTCTTCAGCAGATAAAGTAGACCCTAAAAAGCTACTGTCCGTAACATAGACCTTCATGCCTAAGTTGGCAAGGGCCTGTGCCTGTTGTGCCGTTGTCAGCGTCTGAGCAATATCAGTCCGAACCGCCTTCGTGGCAAAATCAGTAGACGTGACATGATCGTTGATACGCTCCTGAAGCTCAAAGGAAAGACAATCCCAGTCAATGGAATTCTTAAGAACCGTGGCATGGATGGCATTATTCTCGTCTATAGAAATCTGAATCCGATCGCCAATAGAACCAACATATTCCTTCACAAAGGCACTAACCGGAATACTCGTTGTAGTTCCGTCAGCATTATCAAACTCAATGCTCTCAGTCTCTGCGTTATAACGTAAGGCAAGCTGCTCGATAGGCAAGTCAATTTCTACAGACGCACCAGCAATAGTCGTGAACGTAATCTTATAAGACGACGAATCGTAAGCCGGAAGACCTACACAAGTGTTAAGTAACTTCCGAATATCAGCATGAGAAGTAGACGACGTATTATGAGCAGATATGCCATCCGTAACAGACTCCACAGAAGCCTTCTTACTCAACTCCTCCGTAACAGCATCCTGAGACATGACATCAGACGTACTGTTTCCGACTGTCTGTACAACATTCGCCTCTTTAGGCAAGTCAAGCACCTGATTCTGCCACATAGAGCCGTTATATAAAAGCACTGTCAGCTTGCCCGATTCGACGGTGATGTTGTCGAAGTTAGCATATTTTCCGGCCGTAGTAGTCAGGTAGAATACTTTTAGAGATGGTGTCCCAGGGTCTGTTTCCGGAGTGGCTACACCAGAAAAAGTATACCCCTTATTGAGTAATTCTTGAGATTTATCTAATATATTATCTATCTCTTCACCTGAAAATTTAGAAATGAAATCAAGTTCTGCCATCTTCTGATAACTTTATTCTTTGGTTGTCTTTGGTTCTAAAGAAGCCACCTCCACTTACCCTCAAGTAAGAACCATGGTCTATGGGAGGTATCGGTGGATCAGGCTCTTTAGGAACCTTCAGAGTGTAATCGGCATTTTCTAGAAGCACAGAAATATCTTTTATTGGAGTAATTACCTCTGGGGTAGTATTTCCCTCTAAGAGGCAATCTTGTACTTCAAATTGGTATACCTTTTCCATCAACCCGTTATCCAAGTCCGGCATATTATAAAAGTTAACTATCCGGAGGAATATATTTCCTGTGAATAGAAATTTGGATTCTTCGTATGGTTTTAGGTAGCCTCTTTGAGGAACTGCCCAGAACATAATCTGATGCAACAGTCTCATGTGTTCTGCAGAATGAGCACACAGTCTTATGTTCATGTATTGTGATAGGGTTTCATAAGGTACTTCAGTTGCAGTGTAACCTATGCCCTCTTCTTTCTCTATTATCTGTCTCGGTAGTCCAATATCTCCAGGATAGAATCCTTCGGAATCAACCACGATACGGGGGGTTTCTTTTATACCTTTTGAGTGATTGTTACCCACTCCGAATATACTGACGTAGAAACCCTTTTCGTCAGTTATCTTTTTCAGGTCTTCTTTAAACCGTTCAGCATTTACTGCACTGGTTGGAAGATAGTCTTCTGGATTTATAGTGTAGCCCAATTTAATGGTCATATTCAATAATGCCACATATATGGACCTCTCTACTATTTCCTGAGAATTTACCATTTAACTTGATTGGGTCTTACACCGTAATTTTGAAGTTCTTTACGTATTTCCGTTAGGATAAGTTGTTTTAGTTTATTCTTACCACCAACGGCCTTTAGAGAGGGTGCCCATACTGGACGGGGAGGAATCCTACCATCGTTTGAACCGAATTCCAGTATACGGGCTAATTGGTTCAGTGTTAGCTTCTTCTGAGAAGAGCGTCGGGTTCCAATGGGCAATCCTATTAGAACCCTCGATTTATACCTATATAACCCAACCGACCTTGAATACAGGCCAGTCAGGTTATAAATAGGATGTTGTCCCCACCTTTTTATGGTGGCTTGAGATAGGGGTTGCCAAGTTACTCCGCCGCCCATGGGTGGTATACCCAAAGTTAATGACTTCTTTACGATTGCAAGGAGGTTTCGAGAAAATTTATTCACAGCCTTATCATATCCCCTTTGCATACTTGGCCCAAGGTTACTGACTAAATATTCTACCCTTTGCCATTCACCATTTAATTTTACCTGAAGTACGAGGTCGGATACTTTGGGAAGTGTGATATTTACCTTCCTTGCCATTTGTTAGAAGTATTTATTGTAAAAAGCCTTCAGTTCATCGTAAGCAGTCCTGATAATACCATCTTTGTGATAATGGAACTCGCCCGCATAACCTTCTATTCCCCCGAGTTTATTTGCCCACTTCTCTGTCCAAAAATCGTAGTAGTTATGAGTACGTTTGTGTAATATACAATGTAATCCACTACATAAGCCCACGATTGGTAAGTATAATGGACCAAGAATTCGAGATTGAATACAATGACCAAACTCGTGATCATATACTGGTTCTCTTAATCCTGACTTCTCTGATAGGAAGATATAGTTTCCTAAACTTACTCCTCCATTCATTGTTGGAGCCACATAGAAAGCAGTGCTCCTTGGTTTTAGGATTCTTTTCTCCCCTTTCAGGATTATTTTATAACCTAGTCCGGCTAGGTTTTGAGGTAATTGCCAAATATACAAAATGATATGCACCAGAATATGCAATAACTTACCAAACTTAGTTTTATGTTGGTGTTCTTTTAATATACTAGACATTACCTATTCATTCTTATTTGATGCCCTTACTTTTAGATAGTGTGCAAAATACCCGGCAATAAAATATACTATCGGATATATGATTAGTAGGAGTGCTACCAATCCATTGTCAAGCCATCTCCAAATGCAAGAGAAGATGATTACCGAAGCTATGGCTAATGCAATGTATAGCCATCCAAGTTTTGTAATGTTCATTTTTGTCGTTGTGTTAAGTTTATCGATTAAGCATACATAGGCCATTGTTCTGGCAGTACCACCCAGTGGACCCAGATAGTAGGGAGCGATTCTTCTAAAGGCATGGAATACCTTAAAAATTGGACTACTCCCACCTATGTTAGCGCAAACATGTTAACTCTTTATGCCGAGTCTGAGGGGGGCAACTCTTATGGCCCAAATTACTTAATAACGGGAGTGTATAATATTTCCGGAATTTAACCATAATCCCCCTCGTAATTGAGGGGGATTTTGTTATAACTTGGCGTATATATTTTTGATACGTATAATTCCGCCTGATACACTGGAGTCCAAACCATACGATGTTGTTATAATGACAAAACTTGTCTGGTTATTTACCGTTGCAACATTCAGTTTTACTTGACCTATGTTTGTGCCGCCTAAAGCGCGAGAATTTATATCACACATCGTACTACCAGAAGCTAAACGGAAGAACATTAAAGCAGAAGATGTTTTTACCGTGCCTCCAGTAACTGATGTCTGTACATCAGCTTCTATGAAACAAGTAGTATTGGCTGGTACTGATCGGGTTAATGACACCACAGTAGTAGAGCCATTAACAAGAGAGCAATCTATATAACCATCATTAACTTTAGTATATCCTGGAATTGGAGCTGTGTATATACCTAAAGGGAAAGTGCTACTGTCTACAACCTCACCGCTATTGTTTATTACCATCTGGGCTCTGTATAAAGGAACTACCCCACCACCCGGATAGACTAATAGATCTACACCAATATAGTAATAATCTCCGCCGTCATATACACATTGTGCATATCCACAAACTGTTGATTCCTCTACTGTAATGTGCGATGCAGTAATAGATATATAATCATATATATCAGAACCTGGACCAATGTAAATAGGCAACATTTTGCCGTACTCAAATTTGGGGAATGCTGCTGCTACAACCGTTGCCACGCTTTCAGCATCCGCAACAACGATTGGTTCTGCTGCCCCTCCACCCTCAAGGGCCGTCCACTGGGTGGTGCTCCCGATGCAGGCTCCCAAATACGCCTTAGTCGATCCTGTCTTGAAAGCAAAGATTTGGAAATAATCTCCTTCGTTGCTGCCCATGGAGATGAAACCATTGAAAATTCCAGACTCCGGAAATTGGTTCGCCTCAGAGGCCGTAACGCTATTAGTAAAAAACGGTATAAAATCCCCGGGCTTGTAACTATACAATAAAGCACTAAGTGCTGGTTCAGTAAAGGCAGTAACCTGTACGGCTTGCCCCAAACGAGTAACTGGAGTAGTATTCCATGCTACAATGTCATCTTCCAGATTTGCACGCCCAGTGTAGAACATGCCACTTGCAGTATCTACCATCATGTAGTACAGCAATCTTTGGTCTCCGGTTATGAAGATAGGACTTGCAATGGCTACACCTACAAATGAAGTGGCTCCATGATTAGAATTAGGGATATTACTTGCATCATTGGCATAGAATAAGAAACTCTCCCCATCCTTAGTTATGTTAAGTCCAGGAATTGCAAAGTCAGTAATTTCAACTGTTTTAACACTTGCATCGGGTAACTGTTGCCATGCGGTAGCATACGCCCCGGCTGATTTATATGTATATATCGTCGGTATACCATTAACTTTATTGCTAGTTGTCATGCCAACATACGAAGCCATCATACTATTGTGTTTAATGGCATAACCAAACAACTCAACACCTGGACCCTTAACTGCATCTTGTGCACTTGTAAATGTGACAATTTCGCCGACCTTAATATCGGTTGGGAAACTAACATTTCCTCCGTCACGGAGTTTCCATGTATTAGTTTGAAAATTAGTGACTACAACTTGTTTAACCCCCTTAGCAGGAGCCAAGTTGGCTATATTCTGCAGTGTAGTCCTCTGACTAGCCGATATCTGAATTTTCTCTTCACCTGTTGGAGTTACATCAGTAAACTGAGAACTACCTATCTCATGAAATTCTGCCATGATATCTTAATGTTTTACTGTTTTACTTTTATTTTGCATTCTGTTGCCTATACCCAGCTTTAACATCGTCATAAA